AGTACGCCCCGCCCGGACGGTGACGCTAGGACAGCGGGGGCGATCCCCATGTCCGTCAGACTCTTGTTCAACTGCTCCGTGGTCCAGTCGCGCGCGGACGCGCCGTTGCCACCCGGTGCCGCCGGCGGCGGTTGCCCGGTGGCATTCTGCGGCTTGGCGGCCGCGCCCGGTGACTTCTCCTGCGTGATGGCGCCACCGTTGCCAGTGCTGGCAGGGCGCACCACTTCGCCGAACAGGTACGGGTGCGAGTCGCGCAACTCGCCGAACATCTTCTTCTGGTCGATCGCCGACAAGCGGTCGTAGTACGCCTTGGTGGTCTCCCCCTCGGCTTGCTGCGGCACCTTGCGGCGAACGAGTTCCACGGCGTAGTCGGGATCTTTGATCCCTTCCATCACCGCTTCGACCTTCAATTCGAGGCGCGCCTGCTCCTCGAGCGCTTCCTTGGCCACGATGCGCTGGCGCTTTTCCGCGCGCATCTTGTCGCGCGTCGCCACGCGCAACTTCTCTTGCAGATCCTGGTTCTCGCGCTGCAAACGCTCGTACTCGCGCCGCGACACGCCCCCGCCGTTGCCCTGGCCGTTGGTCTGCGGCTGTGCTTGGCGATCTTGCGTCTCAGTGCGGGCCGGTTGCTGGCCGCGCGCTGCTGGCTCTGTCTTGCGCTTGCTCGCGGCTTGAATCATCTCCTCGATGGAGGTGAACCCCGCCGCCTTGGCCTGCTGCTCGAGCGCCTCGCGTGCGCGGCGCTCGCCCTTCTCTCGCTCCTCGCGCTTGATCTTCCCGAGCGACCGCTCTGGCAACTGCAAAACCTTTTGCCCCGGGGCTTGCCCGTTGCCGCGTGCGTGCTGCTGCTGTTGCGGAGTCTCGGGCTCCTCGTGCGCGTCTCCATTCGGCGGATCATTGCCGGGGTGGAGTCCCCCTTCTGCTGGTACTGCTGGCGGCATCGTCGTCCTCTTTCTTTGTGGTTGCCCTGGGGTTACCCGTCGCTGGTCTTTGACCGACTGATTACCGCCGTCGTCGCGTGGGACGTCGGAGTAGCCTGCCGGGCTGACACTCGATGGGGACCTGGGATGCCTCTATTCAAACCGTTTTCAGACTCAAGCCCGCCGCGGCACATTCCGCGGAGCGGGAAGTTTTGGCCTACGAGTTGGCCGGGTAATTCGTGGTCGGGTCCGTCGCGGCGCGCGCCTGGTACTCGATGATGAACGCGGTGACGTCCGTCGTCGGGAAAGACAGCGTCTTGCCGTCGTCACTGATGCGCGCGATGCCCACCACGGTGTGCGTGTTCGCAGTTACCATGTCGCCCGCAACGTCTGTCAGCACGTAGGTGCCCGCGGTAGACGCGGTCGTCGCCGCCGTCACGCGCAGCGTGCGCAGCACGCCTATGGGTGGCAGCGCGGCCAAGTCGCCGCCCAGCGTGTTGAGACCGGTGACGGTCGCCTTCGCGAACACCGCGGCCGACGTAATGTCGAACGAGCCAGCAGCCGTCAGTCCGGTGACCACGGCTTTGATGTTGGCGAGCATGTTGCCGATGCCGACCTTTTGCAGCAGGTCAGGCAACTGGTTCGGGTTGGCCTGGTTGAGCGCGGACTGGATCGAACCTTGGTATGAATCGGTCACGGCAATTGCTCCTTGTGGTGCAGGGCCTAAGCGGCCTGCCCGATGAACACGTCTACAAACGACTCGACACCGGCCGGCCGCGTGAGCGTGACGGCGGTGATATTCACTCGTTGCGTGAAGAGACACAAGAACGAGTCAACGGGCCACGCCTGCGACGTGCCCGCGGCGGACGTCACCGACACCGTCACGGGCCCGCCGCCGTTGACCTTGACCCACAACACGTTGACGACAGGCAACGCGCCGAATGACACGCTCTGCGGCGAATCCGACGTGAGGTCGTACTCGCCGGGGATGCCCTTGGTCTGCAGCGTCAACGCTTCCGCAAGCTGCGACACGACGCCCGTGAGACCGCTGGCCGACGGATTGGTCGGAGCGGTCTGCAACGTGCCCGTCAGTGTGAGCGTGTCGGCCATGCCTCATTGGTGCCGTCTCTCCGGCTGTCACGCGACTCAAAATTCGTGGGAGGTACTGCGTTGGAGCCCCCCTTTTTGTAGGTCGGCGAACCTAGGGCTTGCTCGGCATGTTGCCGAGCTTGAACGGCGTCTCGGTCTCCACTTGCGGGAGCATCGGGAGCTTGCGCTCAGGCTCGAGCTCTTCCGCGGGGTCGTGGTAGACGCCCGTCTCGGCGTCCATCGCTTCGCGCGAGGTTTCGAACTGGCGACCTTGCCCAATCTTGCTCGTGTCCATGGTGTGAGTGGTTACCTCTTGCCCGTGAGGGGGCCGAAAGGCGCCGGACTGGTGTCGGGCGCGGGAGCGATGTCGATCTCGAAGCCCTTGTCGGCGTACGTGCCGTGCTTCTTCTCGTACGCCTCGCGCGGGTCGGTCACCGGCTTGTCGGTGCCCACGCCGTCGTACAGCTCTTCGTTGGGCGTGGTCATGTCGGCACCTTTCCGAGCGTGAAGGGAGTCTCCTGCGGTGCCGCGCTGGGCGGCGTGTTCGCGAGCTTCTCCGACGCGCCCTGCGCGCGATCCTCGTACTTGAGCACTGGGATGGCCGCGGACGCGTCCGCGCCGGGGTACATCTGTCCGTCGAAGCCAGAGGGCGCGGTGCCCTTCTCGACGGCGATCTTGCGAGCGTTGCGGAACGTGGGCGGACCTTTGTACGCGGCCATTAGCGCTTACCTCGCAGGTTCTTGAACGGCAGGTGCGCCCCGTTGTCGAGCGGGAAGTCCGTCCGGGCGCCGCGTGGTTCGTAGCCCAGGTTGCCAGACTCCTCGTACAGCGACGGTCCGAACCCGAACTGCGCGTTGCCTGGGCGATCCGCCTCGCGCAACGACGTGCCCGGGGGCAGCAGTCCTTGCTCACTCGGTTGGATCGCAAACGGGGGTACTACGCGGTTGCCGGCCATGTGATGCAACGAAGTGTGCGCCAGGTGACTCGGCGCTAACTGTCAAGTAAAGTAACTGGACATGCTCTATCCACCACCTAAGGGTCCCATTCACATCGGCAAAGCGATCGAATGTCTCGGCTTGGCGCTAGGCGCGCACCCGATGGAAGACGCGGTAATTCAAGCCTGGGCGGCAGAGCGACAAGCCATCGTGCAAGCCGCGCAAGAGGACCACTCGGTGGGTAGCGACGCGTGGTTGCGAAGATACGGTGACGTGAACCTGGCCAAGGTGGTGGTGGGGCAACCGTTCCCCAACGCGTACGTACCGCCGCCCGCACTCGCGCAACGCCCACACGAAACACGCATGGACGCAGCGAACGCCATGTTGCTGCGCGCGTACGCCGTGCTGCGCAAAGCCCCAGTACACTTCGCCATGCTCGAAGCGGTGTACGGCCTAGACGTGCGCGAGGCGGTGCGCTTCCCCACGCCGAAGATGTACCGCGACAATCTGCAACTCGCGCAAGCGCGCAGGCACTCGGTGCGCATGCGCGCTTGGTTGCGCATTCAACGGGCTATGCAGGTGATTGAGAAACAGGACGCGGAGCGCGAGGCGGCCGCAACGGCGATGCGCTAAGCGGCGTCACCCATCCCGTCGTCATCATCGTCCATGTCATCGTCATCGTCGGCGTCTTCACCGTCACCGTGGTCATCGCCACCGGGTGCCGCGTCGAGTTGCCCCACGCGGAACAGGAAGCCCGCCACCATGTCGGCGTCGGTGATCATTCCCTCTTGCTCGAGGTGGTCTGCCAACATCTGCGCGTCGTCGTGCGAGATGCCCTTGAGCGCGTCGTGCATCTCTTCGACGAGGCTGTCGTCGAGCGCTTCGAGACACTCCGCGAGATCCGCCTTCGCGTCGTCGTCCATCTGTGCACCCGGGTCTTCGAGCATCTCAGGGTCCATGCCCTCGGCTTGCTCTTCGACGTCGCCGGCGTGCGCCTCGAGCTGCTGCATCAGGTCGGCGTACTTCTCCATACCGCCCGGCAACTCATCGCCCTCATCTTGGCTGGACTCGTCACCTTCGGCCATATCGGGGTGCGCCTGCTGGTGCGGGTTGCCACCGCCGCCGCCCTTCCCGGGCTTTTGCTTGCCCGGTTTACCCTTGCCTGGCTTGCCTTGGGATTGCTGCATCGGCTGGCCAGACGGGCCACCTGCGATCGCTGCGAGTTTGGATGGATCGACTGCCATGGTGTTGCGCGCTCCTGTTGGTGCCAGAGTGCACGAACCGCGGCCGGGCGCAAGTCCAGAAGCGCGCCTAGGTAACGTCTTCCCGTTTACCACCCACCAAGCGCCAACCGGGAACGCCCCACCCCGGACGCCACGGCATGAGCACGGCGCGATCGTTTGGACGGTTCGGCGGGTACTCGAATCGCGCACCCGTCTCGGGATCTTCGAACTGTTGCCCCGGGCGCGCTACTTGCCCGTGCAACCGGAATGAATCCTCCGCCACGCGATGGTCGAACGCCTGACCTGTCACGTCGGAAATGTGCTCAGACCAGCGCATGTGCACGTCACCCTCGCCGATAATCTGGTCGGCGTCCGCGATCGCGTCGGCGCTGGCAGAGTTCTGTGCCCAAGCCGTCTCCGTGCGCGCGATGCGCTCGGCCTGCCACCATTCGAGCTCGCCCACGTCCTGGATGCGGTCGATCGCCTCGCCCACTGTCTCGCCCATCACCGTTGATTGCGCGAGCTCGTTCTCGAACCGCCCGATGAGCCGCGCCCCGTACCGCGCCATGGACGACTGCAGACGTCCCGTGGCGGCGTGGCCGGACGGATCGCGCAGCAGGGAGATGGGCCCCGCCGGCAACGCCCCCGCGAACCGCGCGGCTTCCTCCACGGGCAACACGGGCGTGGTGCCGGCGTAGTGCTCCTCCAGCTTGCGCACGTTGCGCAGGGTGGCGCCGCGCGCCTCCGCCGCCGCCTCGCGCACGTACGTCGTGGCGTCGCCCGTCATGCGCAGCGTGAGCGCGCGGATGCCCTGACGCAGCTGCACCATCACTTGGCGCGCGTGGTGCGCCGTGAACGTGTCGCGCGCCTGGCCGCGCATGAGGTGGCGTGACTTGCGCTCCATGTCCGCGAGGGCCCGCTCGTACAGCGTCTTGAGCCGCGCGGCAGACCCGCGCTCGGCGAGCCTGTCCAGCCGGCGCAGGTGCTCTCGGCTAATCTGCTCGAATACGGCGGCACTCGGTCTTGCCATTACGCAAACACCACAGCAGCTGCGTTGCATGCCTGCCGCCACTCGAGCGTCTTGGGTACACCGAAGAATGAAGTTTCGTTGCTGCGGTACAGCTCGACCAACACACCCGCGGCAACGAGCCTGCGCGCCATGCCGGTATACGTACAGGAATGCCGTGCACCGCCGAGCATGCGTCGGATAATGCCACGCGCGTGGTCGACTACCCAATAGTCTGCCCAAAGCCTGGCTTGCGCCGACGATGCGCGAAATGGAACCCTAGCCATTGGGCACGCGCGGAGTTTGCCACTCCCAGTGCGACGCGTAAAACCGCCGCGTTTGCTCGTCAGGCTTGCGGCGGAACGTGAGTCCGAGCATGGCCCGCTGCGAGTGCGTGGGCGCCCAGTAAGCGCGCGCGATCACGCCCTCGCGCTCTGCCCAGTTTAGCGCGTCGTCGGCGTCGGACGGACTCGTGAAGTACCGCCCCATGGCAGCCGCACACATGGAGTCGACAAGCACCGAGCCGTGCAGTGACCCGCGCTCGCGCAGTTCAGCCAGCCACCGCTCCCAACCCGCGTGCGGAGTCATAGCGGCGTACCGCACGCAAGCTTGTAAGCGCACGACCACGCAAAGCCCGCGGCCACCATGCGCTCGTACGCCGCGACGATGTCGGTGTGCTTGTTGTGCAATCGCGAACCGGACCACCGCCCGAGCCCATGTCGTTCGCACACTACGGTGAAACAGCGATCCGCCGCGAGTGCTTCCACGTAAAGAGCTTGCAGAATCATGGCATCTTCCCTGGTCGTACGGTCATCCGCATGTCGCTCGGCACTCGCGGCGGAGGCGGCAAGTGCGTCGGTTTCGCATCCGCGCACGGGCAATCGCCCGGCATGAATGGCCGGCACCCGCACACCGGACAAATGGGCGGCCACGCGTACGCGGCGCGCACGGCCAGTTTCGCGGCTGGTGGCCACTCTTCGCGCTTGTCATCGAGTACGTCACTCATTACGCGCTCACCACGTGCCACCCCGACGCAAGCCGAGCGGCGGTGACGGCCTCCAAGTCCAGCACGCCGTGCTGCCGCGTGCTGCGCGTGTCAACCCACACGCCGTCGCTGCTGCCACTAACGCGGCACTCGACCAAGCCGCTGGTGTGGACGGTCTCGGTGTAGGTCAAGCACGACGGCCCGAACTCTTCACAGCCGCGGCTTTTTTGTGTGCATCGGAAGGTTTTCGTTGCGTTCATGTTGTCAATCTAACCTAAGTCTCCTAATAAGGTGTCAATCCCCGCTGCGCTTAAATTCGCACCGCCCGGTCGCGCACGAATTGCGTGCGCGCGGCAGGGAAGCGCCACACCACGTCGCGCTGCGCCCGGTACAGGTCGTAGTCGGCCGCCGGCAACGCGGCCACCGCCGAGTCCAGCTCGGCCAGCGCGTGGTTCACGCCCACGCGCGGCGCTTCCGCGTAGCCGGCGTCGGCCTTGCTGGTCAGCCACGCGTCGTACGCGGCCACGTACGCGCCTAGCTTGTCGAACGCGTTTGCGAGCGCGGGGCTCACGCGCGCACCAGCGCAGTCAATTCTGTAGCCCTGATTGCCTGCGCCGCAGGACGTGCGAACCACCGCGCTACTTCGCCGGTCAAATAAGCTTGGCTGTGGTGTGCGTCAACGCAGCCCTCGATACCGTGCCCGCGCGCGTCCGTGCGAAAATATGGGCTACCACTAAGCCGTCCGCAGGTCGGGCACTTGTCTTGCGTCTCGATGCCAAGTCGCGCGCACGCAGCTGCACGGATACCGAGAATTTTGATGCAACGAACCTTGTCATGCGCCGTGTTGTTCATGTTGTTAATCTAACCTATCACTCCTAACCTGTCAATGCCCTTTTTCGCTTTTGTAGCACCCGCACCTACACGGCCTTGCGCGGCGGGTGGTGATCGATCCGCACCACGCCCGGGGGTGGCGCGCCGGCGTGCGCCTCGGTCCACCTGCGCGCCGCCCACGCCCACAGCAGCAGGCGCAAACCGCACCACGTGCCCAACACCCACCACCGCAAGAGCCACCGCCCCAGCGCGGCCGCGTGGGCGGCGCTGAGGCTGTGTTGCACGAGCTCGCGCCGCCCCGGCAACGCCAAGTGCACGTCCACGGCGTCGCCCGCGGTGACCAACGTCAATGACGCGCCGTCGGGCTCGACCACGCGCACCGCCCCGCGCGCCCCCGGCGGGCCCCCGGCCACGATGCGATCAACCAGCCGGCTTGTGATCGCCATCGTACGCCTGCTTGAACGGGTCCCACGCCGAATATTGCTCGCGGTACTTGGGGCCATAGTCGTCCGCCGTGCGCGCGACTTTTCGATGCCCGCACGCGCACCGCATGATCACCGAGCCGTCGCGCTGCACCACGTTGTCGCCGCGCGCCATGCTGATGTAGTCGTGGCTGTTGTTGCCGTCCATGTTGCGCACGGCATCCTCGGTACACGGTCGCGGCGGGTCCGATTCTTCGAGCAGCGGCGCTTCGTCCAGGTTAGGCCAACCCTTACTCGCTTCTGCACGATGCGCGACTAGCTCTGCTGGCGTGAGCGATGCCACGTACTCCGTGGCGCGCTCTACAAACGCTTCATACGATCGTTGCTCGCGTGCTTGCAGCCACTCGAGCATGCTGCGCGCCCACGTCGCGTGGTCAACGCGGTACGCGCAGCCGGGGTTCAGACACACCACGTACACACCGTCTGGCTCATCGCGCAGTGCCACCGCGTGTTGCGTGCAACTCATCGCCGGCTCTTGCCCTTGCGGCGCGACTTGCCAGCTTTCGAAAGCGCGATCGCGACGGCCTGACGCTGCGGTTTGCCCACGGCCATCTCCTTGCGAATGTTCCCCGACACGGCCTTCTTGCTCTTGCCTTTTGCCAACGGCATCGGAACCTCCCCCGCTACTGTAACCTGAAACGCAGCGCGCCGGGGGCGGGCGGCGTGGTGTCATCGTGGCACGCGGCCGCCTCGACGTACACGCTCACGCGGCGCTTGGTCGAGTACGCGTTCACCGTCACGTCCACCACGGTGCCCTTCTGCGTGAACGCCTCACGCAGCGCTTCCTCCACCTTCTCGCGCACGACGTCGGCGAGCTTGACCGACATGATCGATACGCCGGTGGACGACGGCCGGCGCGGAGTCATCCCCAAGAGTGCTGCATGTCGAACAAACACATCTGCAACAAGCCCACGCGCCGCGCCGTGTCCATGCTCATCGACCAATGCGTGTAGTACGTGTTGGCGTTCTTGAGCGTGGCCGTCACAAGCACGTCCGCAAACTCACCATCCTTGGCGCGCTTGAGTGCGGACTCGAGCACTTCCACGATCTGGTTCTGAACGGTTGTGTCCTTCGACAGTTCTTTCAGATGCAGGATCTTGTCAGCCATTGCCGTCGATGCCTTCCTCACGTGCCTTCTCGTGCACGTTGTCATGACAATGCGCGCAGATGCTCACAATGTTGTTCGGGTCGTTCGAGTGCCCCTTGCGCGCCAACCACGGCGACTCCGGAATGCCGCCCTTATGGTGCACGCCGACGCCGCCGTTGGCCTCCTTGTCGCCGAGCTCGCCGCACACCTTGCACTTGAAGTTGTCGCGACGCAGCACACCGAGCACGAGCGACGGCGGCAGCCCACCCTTGCCACCGGAAGATAGGTACGATCCGGCGCGGTGTGCCTCACGACGGATCGCGCGCAGCGCGCTGCGTTCATTCGCGTTCAGTCCGTCGCGGCGCGCGCGATCGCTCTTGCGCTGATCTCCCGCCACGACGCGTGCGAGTGCGGTGCCCACGGTGCCCCCTACTTTCCGAGGTACTGCTTCTTGCCGCTGGGCGCGATCTTGTACTTACCGCCTTTGGAATCCGTCATCGTGCCCGCGTTGTTGGGTGGCACCCTCGTCGCGCCCCCCGCCGCAGCTTTGTCTTTGGCAGCCGCGTGCGCCTTGTCGTTGCCGTGCAATGCCCCGGCATGCGCGACCGCGTGTGCTGCATCGTGTGGCGTCGCCGCGGTACCAGTCTGACCATGCGGCGTCGCGTGAACGGTGGCAGCCGACGGTGCGAGGTGCGAAGACATGGAACTCGACGGGTGCAATACCGTCACGGGTGGAGAATTTTTGCCGTAATACTTCTTAGCTGCACCAGGCATTGTCAGTTCTCCTTCGCGGGCATGTTGGCCACGGCGTCTTCCACTGCGGCGGTCGCTTCGGGGCTCGCCATGGACACGAGGCGCTCCGGGCCTGGACCTCTGTCAATTTCGCAGACGTACCAGCTCGGACCTTGCGCCGCCAGCCTCTCAGCCATGGGCGTGCAGTCCTTGCAAGCGTACACCGTGTTCATTTTCACGTACGGAACCGGGGCACCCGCACTGTCCTTGAAGAACACCGTCATCGCGTGCACGCCCGCCGGGTCGAGACGCTCGAGCATCTGGAAATGCGGGTCCTGCTTGCGCAGCTCGGACAGCTCGATAAACGTGCGGAACGTGGTCATCGGCCGGCGCCCGCACTTGCACTTGGCCCCCACGGGGAACGCGTACTGCTGGTGCACTTCCTCCGCGGTCTGCCCGCCGAAGATCTTGTCCCGATGGATCGTGCGCGCGCGCCGTTCGGATCGGTTGCCTTGGGTGCGCAGCGTCTTGGCTCCGGTGCTCATCGCCGCGATGGTAGCAGGCCCCGCGGCGCCGCGTCGAGCACGGGCTCGCCGAACGTGTTGGCGATCCACGACCAATCGTACCCCGGCAAAGTGGGATTGATCGACTTGTCATCGATAAAATAGTCTCCCAAGGGTTTTCCGACATTGCCTTCGTCGATCGCGTCGAAAACGCCCGGCAGCTCCGCCGCCACGAACCGGCGCATTTGCTCGAACAGCGCGGCGTTGTACGCCTGCACGCGCAAGCGATCGCGGTCAGCCGAATCCCCGAGTGTCGGATACTGGTACTTCCCACTCGGTGGCAGCGGATCAAGGTCCGCGTTGAACCGGCGCGCGCGATTGGCCCGGGCCGAGAAGAGCACCAGCTGGTGCCCGGCGCGCTTGAGCGCGAGCAGCCCGTCGCGCGCGCCTTCTTTGAGCCGCAACGGCGGATCGCGGTGCACCACGGTGCCGTCGAAATCTACGATCATGATCATGGCTTCACCCACACCCTGTTACCCTCGACGCACGTCACCGTGTACGTGTGCCCGCCAGGGTAGGTACTGCTGGCAAGCGTGAGCTTCATTCCCGCCGTGAAGTAACTACCGACGCGCATCGTGAGTTGTATATCCGCCGAACCGTCCATCGAACCACGCAACTGTAGCGCAGCCAAACACATCTCGCGCGTCACGTCTGGAACGAGTCGGCACTGAAACCGCTTGCTCATGCGACGTTGGTCGAGTGTGAGCACATTCAACGACAAATGCTGCCAAGCCCACGGACCGGCATGCCCGCGCGTTTGAACTAGCCCCAAATCCCACAACGCCCCGAGGTGCCCATTCACGCGCCGCGCCTGCGCCTCGTACGGCGCCCACCGTTGCAACTGCTTGTCCACGCGCCGGGTGTAGCTCACGGCTTTGCCTTAGGTGCCGCGATGCCCATGAGTTGCGGGAAAATGGCTTGGCGTGACATGTGGGACATTAGGGAATCTTGCAACGCCTTGATCATCGACGGGTTGCTAGTGATCTGCGAAAAGTCCACATCACTCTTCGGCACCTCCATCACGGCCACCGCGTCCCGGCACAGCTCGCGCGTGGCGTGCGGCACCAGGCGCACCACGGTGACGGGCGTGTATCCCGGACTACGACCAATCCACACAGACTCTTCCAGCAATCCCGCGCGCACCAGCGCGTGCAGCTCGCGCGTAGTCACGCCCAGACGCGCAGCCTGCGTGGCCTCTGAGTCGTACGTGTGCAAACGTATCTCTGCCTTGCGTTCGCGACGTCTCGTCGTGGCCGAGTTCACGGGGTCACCGCGCCGAAAGTTTGCACGAATTGCGAATAAGTGTTGATGGCTTGCGCGACCTTCTTCTGGAACAAGTGGCCATGCCGCGGCGTCTGCATCACCGCCAACGCGGCGAGTGCTTGCTTGCACGTGACGCCGCGGACTATCCGCATGCGCGGTGCACGGTAATAGCGTGGGGTACCGCAGTCTTCCACCAAGCCGGCGTCCCACAACGCGCAGATCTGGTGCATCGTGATGCCGAGTCGGCTGCACTGCACCGTAAAGGTCGCCCACCGGTGCAGCCGCGACTCCCTGCGTCCGCGCTTCACTTCCGCCTGCCCTTCTTGGGCGGTGGCATCGCGGGAGCCGGCGCGGATTCGGCCAAGCATTCGCCTGGCGAAATCACGCGGTACCTTTTCGTGGGACTGCCGCGTTGGATCACGCCGTCGAGCAACCCGCGCCGCACCCACTCCACCACCTTGGCGTACGGCACGCGGTACCAGCCCATGACCACGCCGGCCGTCACCCACACGTCCGCGGCGCTGAGGTTGTCCACCACGCGGTAGGTTGCGCCGTCCGGGTCCAGGTACGGCACGCCGGGGAGCGACGGCGACGCGCGCGGGGCCAGCGCCGCGTCAGTCTGCGCCTTGGCTTGGTTGAGCTGCTCCACGGCGCGCACCTGGCGCGTGGTGCGAATCAACATGTCCGTCTTGGGTTGTGCGGCCAGCCAGTCCCTAGTTGCGTACAGCGTTTTGCCGTCCTTGATAACTCGCGCGCTCACGGCAGGTGCTTCCATTTTAGCAAGGCGGCACGGCCACCACGGGATACCGCGGGGCACGGCTGCCGCGGGGCGTGAACCACGACAGTCCATCCGACGTGGGCGCCGTTGATTGTCGCAGAAACGACTCGATGGCAGTTACGCCAAGCTGGCGTGAATTCGGTCAGTGATAAGTGTGCTGCCCGTTTCGTTTTGTAGATCACTCTTGCCTCGCTCATTTGAGCAACCCCAGCGCGTGCAAGTCGGCGCGGTTGAGCGCGAACAGCTCGACCGGCTGCCAGTGCGTGCGGTCGCGGCATTCTAACACCGCCACCTCCGCCCCGCGCAGCACGCGCACGTGTACCTCGGGCCAATGCACCCCGTCGTAATGCTTGCGCGTCAGTTCCGGCAGCGCGTCACGCATGTGCTCCCAGCTAATGTCGTCGGACAGCGCCATTGCTGCGAGTAGATTGTGCGCGCGGCGGCCGTTCGTCGCAACGGCGGTCCTCCACGGTAACGTGGTACCCGAACGCGCGCAGCATGTGCGCCGCGTTGGTGCCGCGTTTGGCGCCGCGCACCTTGGCTTCCCACCGGTCGCCGTCGGGCCCCGCGGTGAAGTGGAACGGTCCGGTCACATACTCGCCACCGCACACCGCCGCGGCGTTCTGGCAGGCGTCGCGATCCACGTAACGCGCGCGGTGCACCACCACGAGCAGATGGTCGGACATGGCGCGCACGGTGGCCCTGAACGTCGGAGTGCTCACTGCTGCAACGCCAGCCACAACGCGGCAGCCGCTTGTTCGGGTGCAACACCGTTCGCCAGTCTGTACGCAAAACCGTGCCACTCCACTAACCCGGTGCTTATCAAGTACGTGCACATTGAATAGGAACTTTCGTCTCCGGCGCCGATGTCTTTCCACCGCACCAGCAACTTGCCGTGCTCAACCTCACTGCCGCCCAACACGGCGCGAATGAAGTGCCCGGCATTGTACGCGCAACTTCTCATTGCTGCACCGCCAGCCATAGCACGGCGTGCGCCTGCTCGTATGTCGCGCCAGGTGTGAGCGCCCACATGTTGACCCCCACAAGCCGGATCATCCCGGCCGTGCGCAACGTGTTGATCAACCCCACGTCGCCCTGGCGCAACGATGCGCGTAGTAAAGCGGCAACCGCCGCATCACTCCCCGCGATGCGATGCAGCAGGCCAAGCACCGTGTACCCTTCCATCGCACGGTAGATTGCGCGCTACGCCGCGCCGTTCGGGCGTGCGTTCGGGGGCGGCGTCTCCGCGTCCTCCACGCCGAGGATCTTTTCCGCGCCAGTCTCATTGGCGGACATGGTCGCTTTCGCGAACGTTTGCGCGTACTTCTGGCGGAACTGCGGCACGCTGAGATCCCCGTCCAGCTGCAACGGCGGCAGCCCCTTGCTCGCGCGGATCTCGTTGACCGTCACGAGGCCCGCGTTGATCTCGTATTCGAAGAACTTGGCCCCGGGCTCCGCCTCGGGCGCGGGCCCCATCATGCGTTGCGTCTCGGCATCCTCCGCCGCCTGCGCTTGCTTGGCCATGTCGGCCAGCATGGCCTTGGGGTCTTCGACCTGGAAGGTGGACGCCACGAAACGCGACGCGTGCAACGGGTCGACCAGCCCGCCAGACTTGGCTTGGTTGGCCGCCTGCGTGGCTTTGAGCGCGTCGTCCATCGTGGGCGTCTCGTACGGCGGCCACTGGAATGAGATCTCGCCGCCCTTGCCCAGCTTGCGTTCAATGATCTTCGTCTTTGTGGTGCCGTCCGGCTGCTCTTCTTCCTCCACGCGCGGCGGAATGCGCAGCACCGTGCGCGTGACGACGCCGTCCACCATGGCCGTGGACCCGTCCACCGTGCGCGCGGCGCGAATGAGCTTACCCAGCAACCGCTTGACGCCGCGCTCGGCGTACTGCTCGCGCAGCACGTCGGCCTGCTCGTGCATGGCAGAGTAGTCCTTGGTCACCTCGGTGGCGGTCTTCGCCGCGAAGTTGCGCGACTCCTCGATCACGCACCGCACAATGCGCAGCGCTTTGGCCTCGAGTCGGTCAGCCTGCTCGATCGCCGTCTTGGGCCCCGAGCCATTCAGCTCGAGGTACTGCGCCGTCTCGCCCGGGTTGAGCCGGATGAAGCTGTCACTACCTTTGCGCAGGTTGTCGATCTGGTCCGCGGTCGTGACCACCAACGTCGGATCGCAGTTTGCGATAATTCCACGAGAGCCCTGAGAGTTCAGCAGATCCACCGTTTCAATCAGATCGAACGCCCCGTGGCAATCCGGTTCGCCGTCGATCTCGTCGGCGGTGTCTGTGTTCTGAATCCACTCGACCGGGCAGAACCCGAACCCGTGCTCCACCGTGCGCGTGGGTTGGCGGTTCTCGAGCGCGCGGCGCCAGTCCGGCTCGCCGCCGTCGTCGCCGGGCGAGATGCCCTCCCACATCATGTCCGCCTGCGCGTCGATCACGCGGCACGCCCAGAGCTCGATCTCAATGAACGCGCCGGTGTCCGGATCGCGCAGCCACTCGCGGTACGGCCAGCACACCGAGATGTTCTCGAGCTCGCGCGTGAGGCGGTTCGTGAACTTGGGCGTGGTCCACCGCGGGTCGAACACCTCGAACACCGGCAGCCCGTCCGCGAACTCGAAGCCCAGACCCACGGCGCCCATGCTTCCGCCGAAGTCGCGCGCCGGGATCATCTGCGCCCACAAGCGGCCGGACTCGATCGCGCCCGAGAGCCAATCTTCGGTGAGCGCGTCTCCCAGCACGCGCACGCGCGGGTGCCGCCGTTGCGAGAAGAGCAGCCCCGTGAAGCGCTTCACGACCACGCGGCCGAGGTAGTACGGCGCGCTCGGGCGACGCGTGCTCAGTGGTGCCGTGCTCCCGCTGTAGTCCGTGAAGCCCGGCGGGATGTTCTGCCCCCGGCCGATTTCCGCGTCGATGATCGGGTCGCCATCCCAGTTGTGCGTGCGCGCGTCGTAGCACGTACCCTTGAAGTAACTGTACCGCCGCGAGAGCATGGTGCGGCGCGGATTGACCGCACCGCCGCCTTGCGTGATCGCCGCGCCCAGCTGGTTGGCGCCTTGGTTGGCCGCGCGCGGGTCGGTGGGTGTGCCGCTGCTCATCGGTGCGAGCCTAGCATTCCGCTACGCGCGGCGTCCATGCGTCGTGGCAACCGCTTCCGCGTGTTCCACCGGGCTAGCGCGGCATCCATACCGGCGTCGGGAGTTTTCGCGGGCGCGTGCATGCCCATCGCCGGGAGTGGACGGTTCTCAGCGCTCACACGCAGCGCCGCCGTTGGCGTGTACGGCGCTCCGCTCTTGTTGAGCAACGTCACGATTGCCTGCGTCGAGGTGTCGATCGGGTAAGCCGCGAGGAAGATCCCCGCCGGCATGTTCGGATCTTCGAGCGTGGCGGACAGCGTAGTCTGTCGCGGCGTGATGCCGGCCGTGGGGCCCACGTTCATGATGAGTGACGCGATGGCACCATCCGGCACTGGCGACACCGACCACGCCGGTGTCGCGTTGACCGTGCTGTACCCGCCGAGCGTCGGGTCCGTGTTGGGACCAATTTGGAATCCGCCAGCACCGACCATCACGCCGCGCAAGTCGTTGAGCTGCGTTGGTGGGCATGCGGTAAACTCTGGCAAGTTTCCAAATGACGCGGCAGTGTTGCTCCCGTCAAGCCCGCCATTCTCCGGGTGCAGCACGACCAATCCACGATTGCCACCTCCGAACGTCGGGCAATACGTGGTTGTCGCAAAGTCGACCGGAATGCCACCCGCGAAATAGCATGACGTGATGTTCGGCGTGTATCCGCCGTTGAACACGATTGCCTTCACGCCGGACGCGAACATGCACGACTCGAATCGCGCGCACACCGGCGTGTACAGGTTGCACCACGTGGCCGAGTCGCCATCGCCAAACACACCGCCGGTCACAGTGAGGCAGATGGACAAGAACTGCGAATCACCGTCGAGAAAATATCCACCCGCCCACGGAGTAGTGCTCGGTCCCTCAACAGACGGCTTGTCGATCGTCCACGTGAAGTGCGGGTTGTAGATCGGCGCACCACCGAATTGGCAATCATAAATCCCGACGTCGGCGCTGTAGTCGCATTCGCCTTGTGGACCTTCCCAGTTGGGAATCGCCGTGGGCGCGAAAGGTGTGTAACCCTGGCGCGCAACGCCGAGTAGTCCGTACCGACAGTTGATGAACCAGCAGTCGCGCACCGTCGCCCCGATGGTCTGCGCAAACCAAATCCCAATCGTGTTCGCCACCGGGTCAGCCGGTGTGTTGAACGATCCTTGAATCCCGACGCGCTCAATGGTGACGTTGATCGTGTCCGCGCCGTTCGTGAGACTGTGTCCGTACACGAGGCACACGCCGCCGAACCCCGCCACAGGTGCAATGCACAGATCGGTAATCGCAAGCCCGTGAGTCGAGAGTGCAGACACGGCAACCGGCCCGTCCACCGCGGTGAGCTGCAACGTGGTGCCGCGCGCACCGGCGTTGTCCATGTACATTCCGCAGCCCTCGATCGTCACCTCGCGCGCGTCGTCGAGCGCCCAGCGTTGCGAGTGCTTGATCACACCGGGGGGCAGCCTGAGCGTACCGCCACCCACGACAACAACCGCGCTCGTGTTCGTCGTGACCGCGGTGAACGCATTCGCCAGCGCGATGGAGTTGTCAGTCTGCGTCGAGTCGCACCCAAACCACGACGCGTGCACCGTTCCCGAGTCGTAAATCCTGATCCACCGCCCCACACCTAAGCCGGCCGTGGGGTCAATGATCGTGCCGCCGTCGTCCGCCAGTACGCACGCCGGGTCCCAGTAAAAGTGCCCGCCGCCACCGTCGCCAGGGAACACCGCGCCGGCGACGATTGCCACCATGTACGCCACGGTCGGCCCCGGGTTGAAGTTCGCCAGATCGCCGTTGCGCGCCTTGAGATTGCCGCCGACAGCCACCACGCCCGCGGAACCGAGCACCGTCTGCACCGCGACAACAGGACTGGCCGTCACCGACGCGATTGGAATTCCCGTCTGTACGGACGCACCGTCACCCGCGAGCAGCGTGCCACCGACGGACTCCATGGACTCACAGCAAGCCGGAAACGTTCACGCAGTTCGTTCCGTCGCTCACGTAATCTTTGCCGCCGTACGCGCTGTTGATCACGTTGGTTCCGCCGTTGAGCGCCCCCGATGACGCCGAAATCGTAATCGTGTTGGTCACACTCGAAGAACCGCTTGCATCGACGATGGTGAACCGCGTACCCGCTCCGACGGTGCACGGGATCGTCCCGGTGCGCGCCGTGCTGATTGACGTGTACGCGATCCAGTGGTCACTAGTCGTGCCAACGAAGTTGACATCCGCAATGCCGCGCCACGCCTCACGGTTGCCGCCCTTGCCATACGTGATCCCCTGCACGGTGAGGTTGTTCGCACCGGGATCAGACGCCGTGGCGCCCCAAAAGAAACCGCCAGATTGATAGATTTTTCCGACAGACGTGCCACCAGACGTGGTGTCGAACGACATCACACCGGTGCCCGCCCATAAATCCATCGTCGTACCAACAACTTCGACCCCGAGCGCCGAAGGACCATCACCAAAAAATGTCGCGCCAGCATTTTGGGCCGCCAGTCGGTACTTGGTCCCAGAATAGTCGATACTTATCGTTTGCGGTCCGGTAGCCCCGCTTCCGCCGAGCACCAAATTCCCCGCTCCACCAAGCAACGGTCCACGCGTCCCGAGGTACGTGCTGCCGTCAGACTGCACGGTGGCGTACGGGATGCCAGCGGATGCCGTGCCTCCCGGCGCGGCCGTCAAGTTCGTAGTGACCGCCCCCACGATCGACCCGTTGACGGTCGTGCCCATGACCGGGCGCCCGCCGCGCAACGGCGCGGGCTGCGTGGACGTGTAGTGCACGTCCACGGCCGGCGTGGGGTGTTGCCGCAATTGCAACCACGTGAGCCCGGTGAGCCACGCGAACGCCAGCGCGGTGAGCAATGAGGTGGGAGTCGGTTTGAACTTCACGGCGCGCTACCCTTGCTGCCGCGTGACGGCGGCTTGCATGCGGCATCCGGAGAGCCCCGAGGCGCTGGTGATGGTGACGCGCAGCGTTTGAAATGCGCACCCGGTTTGCTCAAGCCCGGACACCGCGCCGTGCGCGATGGTGCCGAACGCCGCACTCGCCGCGGCATCCACGAACCCGTCGTTCAGGTTGGACACGTTGGCGCCCAGCGGGAACTTCTCGATCGACACGGTGCAGCTGTTGGCCGCGTCCTGGTTGGCGATCGTGAAGCACAGGTTGCCGCCGAGCGGAATGGTCACGTCCGGGAATGCCGTCGGCACCGACTCCCCGACCACTATGGTTTGGTTGTATTGAGTGAGTGCCCCGCCCGGCTGAGTCTGGTTTGCGCCCATGGCGCAGACGGTAGCAGCCAGCGAGCCCGGAGGGAAGAGATCTAGGCGACTAGCTGGACCACGTTGCCGGCCGAGCCCGCGGCGCCCGCGACCCCTGAGCCGGTCTTCGCGCCGCCCGCGCCGCCGTTCGCGTCGATAGTGCCAGCGCCAGAAAGGTTGCGAGTCACGATGCCGACAAACCCGCCACCACCGCCACCGCCACCGCCGCAGTTGGTCGAGCCGGCCGCACCGCCCGCTCCGCCGCGGGCGTGGATCGCGCCCGCGTTCACGATTGCGAACGCCGCGATGACTAGGACACCGCCACCGCCGCCTCCGCCACCGCCGTGTCCTGTGCCGTCATCACCGCCGCCGGAGCCGCCAGCACCGCCGTTGATGATCGTGTACGTCGTCCCCGCGAGCACCGCACCCATGATGAGGTACGGCAATGTTCGGGGCAGCGGGCCGCCTTCGGCCGCCGTGGGCGCCGTCGCGGCGCCGGCCGTGCCAGCACCAGATCCGCCGGTACCAGCACCGCCAGCGCCACCAGAACCACCACCAGCCGTGGCCTGCGCACCCCCGTTGGAACCCGCGCCACCCGCGTGTCCCGCACCACCCGCGGCAGAGGCACCGAGCACCGCCGCACTGAGCGCAGCGCCAGCGGTCGCGCCGCTGGCGGCGGCGCCATCCCAGTCGATGATGCCGCTGTTCGTCAGCGTGCCGAGGCAGAATATCTCGAACCCTGCCATGACGATGGTCGCGCTCGCGCCCACCGTCATGTTGATGCAGTAAATGTTGCGGGTTAGCGTGTACACGCCCGTCGACGGGGTGAGCCCGAGCACCACGCTCGTGCCGTCAAACACTACGGAACCATCGCTGCCGTCACCGAAGACTGGCAACGTGCCAAACCCTACGATTGAGCCGCTCGCGAGGAGCGCGCCCTGGTTCACGGCGTTGTACGGCCCGGCGTAGCTGGACCCCAGGTCCTTCACCATCAACGTCATCGGCCCGCCGCCGGTGATGCCGTAGCTCGCGAGCGTGGCCGCGCTGGCGTTCACGACGACGGACTGCCCCGGTGCCAGGATGCCCTCCAGGGGAAACGGCAGCGGTAACGAGTCGTAACCGATGTTTTGAAGCGCGGCACCTTGTCCCATGTCGTTGTATACTCCTCGCAGCGAGGGTACACGCGCCTTGCCGGGTGTCCAGCGCGATCAGCTCTTGACGATCTTGAGCGGCGACGGCGGCGGATCGAGACGCACGCGCGGTTGCGTGCTCAGGTTGTTGTGCATGTCATGCAGCGACGCGTACATCACGCCCTCGACTTCGAGACGCGTGGTGCTCCCGCCTACGGCACAATACGACGACCGGTTCCCGTCCTTGGGAACCATGATCACGATGGCCACGCGGTACTCGTCCGCGTTGCGCAAGGCCTGCGTCAGCAAGTCTTTCACGTCTTCGCTCGGATCTCGTTCTACATCACTCATAACTCGTTCCTCTCGTAGTCCGCTGTCGCATTCTGGAACGGGGCGGTACGGCCGGACAGCAGGTACGCCATTCGGCAGCACCGCGCGGCATGGCGCCCGTGCACCCGTGCCGTCGCGTACGCACCCAACTCGAGCGCGTGATGCTGCCGAATGGCGTGCACCAGCGCGCGACGCGCAAACCAGCTGGCAAGCCAACGCTTCACGGCGTCGGTGCTTTCTTGCCCACGCGTTGCGGCCAGCTCCAACACGAGTGCTGATAGGTCTCGCTGAACTGCACGTGCATCCGCGTCTCCTGCACGCCTGGGCGAAGCACCGTGAGCGTCACCGTGCCGTCCGCCAGCACCTCCGTGATGACGGCCGCGCGCACGATGGGCGCACCTGCGTCCACGTAGTGCACCGTGCGCCCCACCGTCTCGCCGTGCGGACCGATCGTCGTCTTGATCTCGTTCATCCGTGTACCTCCGTGAATAGCACGCAAGCTACATTGCGCGCGTGCTCCAAAGTCACACCAGGTGCGAGTCGCCACAGGTTCGAACCACGGACATTTTCACACAACACCCCGCGCACCGACAACCTGCGCAACGCCCCCGAGTACCGCCAACCCTTGGCCAACCGCCACCGTCGATCGAGCTTGTTGCGCCGCGGCACGAGCACGCCGGCCTTGACGAGTTTGGCTACCGTGACCGCGGACAAGTCGTCACCAGCGCCAAACCACACAACTGTCGATGCGATGTGGCGCATCACCTGATGCACGCCCATCCACGGGTTGCGCCCAACCGCGTTGACTGCACCACTCACGTGAACAACACCAGCGCGGCGTCCCGTACCTGCGCGGCCGTCATGCCCTCGGGGATCTTGAACCAGTACTCACACGGCTCGTGCCGCAACTCGACCTGCTCGAGCAAACCGCGGTTTGCCAGTCGAATACAGAACGCGTAGTGCACGCCAGAATCACCGCTTAGGTGGTTCATTGCGAGCACGCCGAGCCACATGTCCGTCGCGTGGTAGGACGCGCTTCGCCACTCCGCCATGGCTGCAAGGTGAGCCATGAGAATCACGCGAACAACACCAGCGCGGCGTCGCGCACTTGTTCCTTGGTCAAAGTGGGTGGCAGCGCGAACCGCCATCCCGTGTCGCGGCGTTGCTTCCGTGCGCGTGCCGCTACAAGCACGAGCAACCCGCGATCTGCCAGCGCCATGCAAAACGCGTAATGCTGCGACGCGCCGCCGCGTAAGTGCCGCATGCCGAGCACGCCCAGCCACATGTCGTTGCAGTGCCAAGCCGTCGCGTCACGCGTGCCCGCGAGTCTCACGGCTCACCTTGCAGCATGATGATCGCGGCCACCTGTCCGGCCGACATACCACGCGGCAGCGCGTACCTGTCTTGCCCCCACACGCACAGCAACAAGCCCTGCTTCGCCAACTCTTGGCAAATGTTGTGCGCGCCCACGCGCTCACCGCCTTCGGCATGCATGAATATGTGCCGTTGCGAGAACCCCAACACGCTGTACCACATGGCCGTGGCCGTGTACCAAGCCGTCACGTCACGCGTGCGCACCACACTAAGTTGCGCGGCTAGCGGCGTAGCGTGGTCTGTCGCCCGGTCTGCACCTTGCCCACGCGGTGGCTCGCCGCCTCGCGCGCGATCCAACTCGCCATCAACTCGTCCGGCGTGTGCGCCATGGGCTGGTAGTGCAGGGCGCCGCGAATCCATGCGTCAACCTCCTTCGTGAGCGGGCGGCCGCCAGCGCTGGGAATGACCCACAGCCCGCGCTCGAACTCCACGGCCAGGCTCTCGATGCCGAACGTGGCATCCGCCTTGTTCGCTCCGGTGAAGAAGTTGCGCACGGGCACGTCGGGCGCCTCCACTTTCGTGAATTGCGTGATGAACTTTTGCGCCGCGTTCGACTCCACCGCGATGATCGAGCGATACCGCCGGTGCGTGTCGATGATGCGCCGGATGATCTCCGGGCCCGCCCAGTGACCCGACTCCACGCACAGCACCTCGCGTTGCCCGCTCGGCCATATACATATGGTAAACAGCACGCTCAGGTCGCCCTTGGCGTTCTCGTCCGTGCCCAGGTCCACGCCCGTGTACGTGCGGTAGCCCGGTGGCAACGCCGCCAGCCTCTCGGGCATGGCGCGCCCGTCGCCCAAGCGCAGGCACTCCAGGAACCACGCCCGCTTGAACCGCGCCGAGGCGTCGTCTCTGGCCAAGCAATGGAGCTGCCTGGCCGCCTCGTTGGAGCCGTTCTCGAGCGTCCACGCAGCGATGCGCACGAGCGGCCACCGGGACACCCAGCGAGGCGTTCCGTCGGGGTTCGTGACGGGGAACCGGTACGCGCGCCAAGCCGGGTTCTCGGCCAGCTTGTGCATGAGGTCTTCCGGGTGCCACGCGTTGCCGATCATCTCGACCGATGCGTGCTGCACGAGTCGCCCGGTGATCGTGCTCTCGTACCACCCGATGGTCATGTCGCGTTGGCTGGGCGTGCGGCTGTTGCCCCAGTCGAGCACGTCGTCCATCACCACGCGATCGAGTCGCGAGCCCATGATGCCCTGCGTGCCGATACCCGCCGCGATGATGCTGTAGTCCTTCCCCGCGGCGCGCCGCCCGGCCACCGTGATGCGGCTGTCTGACCACACGCTACCCGGGCGCAAGTCGGGGAACACCTCGTGCAATGCCTCGCTCGATCCAACGTAGCCCTTGATTGCCCGGAGGATCTTCTCCGCGCCCTCTTGGCTGCGCGAGATGATCGCTTGGCGCAAGTTGGGATTGCGCCCCATGAGCCACAAGGTACGCAACACGGCAACGTTTTGCGTTTTGCCGGCCTCGACGTGCGACCAGATGACCACGCGCCGGTGCGCATTGCACAAGCGCTGGAACTCCTCGTGCACCGGCGCTTGCTTGAGCGGCGCGCCCGTCGACTCGTCGCGCCCCACGAACTCGATGAACTCGTTGACGTCGTTGCGCGCCACGAACAGCCGCATCTGGTACGCCTGCTCGATCAGCACTTGGGCGGCGGCCGGGTTCAGCACCGTCCAGTCCTTCGCCTGCTCTAGCCGCTCCATCGCCATGTGGTTCAACTACACTATGCCAACAAAACCCGCACCGCGTCTACCACCTGCGCGAACTCCACACCCTCGCGCAACCGCAAAAAAGCGTCTTCGTTCCACCATTCACACAGCCCGGTTTGCACGGCGAGCTCACCGACGCTCATGTCTAGGTAGTACTGGTGCGGCGTGTCGCTGCCGGTGCGTTTATCCGGTAACGCCAGCGCGTGAGCAAGCGCCCACGTGGAGTACAGCTTACGCAAGCAACACCCGCACGGCGTCTACAAGCTGCTCCCCGGTCACGCCGTCGCGTAGCTCGCACACGTGCCGGCGGCCGTTGTACTTGAACAGCGTGACCGCGGTACGCATCGCGAGGATTGCGCGGTCAAAGCCACGCCATATCTCGTCAATAGGCAACAGCCGTGCCCCGTTCTTATACCCTTGCAATGCAAGGTGCACGCGCGTGCACCAGGTGTCCCACGACGCCGGTGTAGTGTCGATCACGCGCGCACCAGCTGCACGGCGTCGCACAGCTGGTCCAGCGATGATGCCCTTAAGCTGACCCAGCGTGATGCCCACACGCGGCACGAAGCGGTTGATCCCACCACTCACAGCATACCCGTTCGGCGACAGGTCAAAACACCACGCACCCAACTCCTTGGGCAACCGCGTAAGCATGCGCATGTCTGCCGTCCACACATCCATCCCACGTTGCCGTCGCGTTGGACGCACGGCCCAGTTGCGCGCGTTGTACCCGAGCAACTGACTCGCGGTGTACCCCTTGGCGTTACGTGCGCGCGGCATGGTGCAACCTCAGTTGTTCTTGTTATTGCGCAAGGCATCCTCGAGTGACTGCTCGAGCTTGTCGCGCTCTGCAATACCTTGTGCGCGCTCGTACGTCTTCGCCATGCCCTCGAGTTGCTCGACGATCTGGTCAGGTGTCATTCGGTCCACCTGCACACCCAAGATTTCAATTGGCTTACCCGTGCGCATGCGCTCGATCTCCAACGCGATACGCATGACTTGCAAAGCACGTTGCACGACGATAGACGCCGTGCTTGTCATGGCTCGCAGGTCTTGCATCGAGAGCGTGGCCACGTTGGCGTTCACGCGCGCCTGCATTTCGTTGATCAGCCCATTGCTCAGGAACACCGCGCGACCGGCCACCATGGCGTAGTTGATCGCCACCTTCCTAAGCTGGCGAGTTCCTTGCGCTTCTTCCTCGCGCGCCTTCACGGCTTCCTCACGCTCGATCAACCGGCGCTCCGCTTCCTTCTGCGCGAGTGCCTTTTCAGTCTCCGCACGCATCACTCGCGCGGCCATGCGCTCGTCCTCGAAGATCTGTTTGATGGACACGCGAGCGCACGCCGGGCGTAACAGGCCGTCGTTGAACGCCTTTGCGGCCGTGGCCCGCGCGCACCCGGCGCACCTCGCGGCGTTCGAGTGGTTGTTAGGGCTCTCCCGGTACGCCTTCACGAGCAGGTTCCACTGCTCCTCGGTCAACGGCTTGAATCTCCCGGTGGTGTTCATAATTGCCAACTCACGGTCTACGCGCCCCTTTTGGTCTTCCGTCGCGGTTTGGGTGTCATCGCCCCGGCAACCGCACCGTTTGCACCCACCTTACCACGCGCCGGCGCGTTAGAGTTGCGAGGCTGTGCGTGCACGTCCACGGTGAGCGCCACCGCCTGCACTTGGGAGATCCCGAGTTGCTCGGCAATGGTCACCACCGACTCGCCGTCTTCCGCCAAGCGAATTGCCTCGGCGGCGTCCTTGAGCGGCGTGCCGCCTTGTTGTGCTAGCACTTCCTGAGAACTGGCCAGCCACGGCGTCACCTTGGCCAACTGCTCGTCCACCGCGCGCACTTTCTCGAGCGTGGTTTCGATGGCGCGGCGCTGGTTGGCCAACGTACCCATGAGCACCCCGCGGCGCTGGCGCAACTCGGCTTCCGTCTCGGGTTCCTTGGGCGGCGCGCGGAACGCCAGCCCCGCGTCCGAAAGCGCGTTGCGAAGCTCGGCGATGCCCTTGCCGTTTATATAAGTGTGCTTGCGCAGCCACGACTCGGTGTGCTGCGAGAGTTCGCCCAGCGTCTCGATGTCCGCGTTCTGGCACGCGTTGGCCGTTCGCACGCTCAGGTCGACGTCGTCCAGGGGTGTGAGCCGGTCCATCTTACCCGCGTAATACCGCACGGGCGTGCTGGACGCCGGAGGCGCGGGCGGGTGCATGATGTGCTTGTCGGGCTTGGGTGCGAGCGCGCCGGGCGGAATGTCGGTGCCGTACTTGCTGTCGCAAAACGGCTTCTTCTTGGTGGGTGGTTTCTTTGCCATGCCACTAGGTTGCGCGCGCGAGGGCGCGCGAGAACAAGTACGCGTCGCGGAACGCCTCGACGGTCACGCCGTCCGCCATGCGAACGCGGCACCCTTGATTGCCTGGTCTCCAATACTTCACGCCGTTGTCTGCTTCGATGTACCCGCGTTGCAATCCCCAGTCGAGCAGGTCGCCCCACTGCATGTCCTGCGCTACGCCGCCCAGGTGGTACCCGGCCAACACCCACGCAGGCTGCCACTCGTGCGAGACCGGTCTAGCCATTAACGAGCACCACGATGACGTCGTGCAACTGCTCGGGTGACAACGGGTGCGCGAGCTTCACGCGCAAGCCGTGTGCCCTGTCCTGCTGGTACACGTACCCGGCGATCACCAGCTGGTCGAGCACCCACCACGCCCCCGCGTCGCCGTGCAACGTCCACGCTTGCGTTGTCACCGTGCACTCAGACAACCAACGCAACAAGGTGTTAGCAGGTAACCAACACTCACCCCGCCAGAATGCGGCGTTCACGCGAGCACCACTGCGAGCACTGCGCGCGCTCGGCTTAGCGTGCCCGGCAACAGCCGGTATTCATACATTCCCCCCGCCGAACGCGCTTCCACCATGCCATTGGCCACAAGTACGCCAACCACTGAGCGCGAACTGCCCATGATCTTCGTGGTGTGGTGATAGCCCAGAATGCGGCCCAGCAACGCCCACGCGCCGTGCCACTGCAATGACTTGCACGCCCCGCCGCGCGAACGGCGTTTCCACGGCTGCTTGCGCCGCTGCTTGCGCCTGACCATCACCCTAAGGTTGCGCGCCTAGCGCCCCGCCGGCACCCAACCCTTGCCGAATGAATCCTTGCCTGCGTGCTCCGGGCTGCTCCGCACGTCTGAGAGCCGTTCAATCTCTTCATCCTCCATACCGAGGCGCTGCTCGATCTGCTCCGGCGTAAGCCCTTGCTCAAGCAACGCCCGCACGATCGCGCCCATCTTGAGCACCCCGTGTTGCCCGCGCGCCCTGTTGTGCCGCACGGTGGCGATCATCTGGTCCGCCACGCTCTTGCCGCCATCCAGGTACACCACGGGGCACCGGTCGCCACTGGCCGCGCGCACCTCGGCGTCCGTGCTGGCCAATGTCCAGCGATGGAACCCGTCCACGATCTCGCCCCCCGTGCGCGCGACGATGGGTTGCGTCCAACCGTCCTCGAGAATGCTCCGCTTGAGTAGCTGCATCTCGGGCGTGAACACCTTGTTCGGGTTGTAGTTGTTCGCGTGCAGCGTGGCCGGCTCTACCCAGCACACGTCACTGATCGGATGGATCTTCACGTTCCCTCGAATCTCGTACCGCCATCGCCCGCCACCTGCACACTCTTGCGCACCTTCAAGTCCCCGCGCACGGCCACCATGTACAAGAACTGCCAACTCAACCCCACATCCGCGGCATCAGGTATGGGCACACCCTTGCCGTTGCGTGTCACGTGCGCCCCCATCTCTTGCTTGATCCGCGCGGCGATGGCGCCGCGCTGCTGCGCCGGCCACTTCTGCAACGCCGCCGCGATGGCCTGCTGCCACGTCATGCCCTCGGGCGGGCTCTCCGCGCGTTCCCCGTGTGCGTACACCGGGCTCTGGCAATAGCGCCCCGCCGTGGCTGCACCGGGCACGCGCTGCACCATCTTCTCCCACAACTCGGGCCAGCACTGCGCGTACTGCCACAAGCCGCGCAACGGTTCCTCGCCGTACGGTGGGCACACGCGCTGCGCGTGTCGCGAGATACCTGCTGCGGTCATCACGTCGTACGCCCGGTTGTAGTCCCACCCCAGCGCACGCGGTGCAGTCCACACGTCCTCCGTAGTCCAGTCGTACACCGGCTTGGCCAGCACCACGTGCTTGGCGTGCGTGTCCTGCGCGAGCCAGTTGTCCGTAACGCGCTTCGCCACGCTGCGGTACCGGCGCAAACTCTCGGCGGCGCGTATGCCCATGACCAACGCCACCTGGCCACCGCTGGGCGGGAACACCAGAGCGTTGCACACCGGGATGGCCTGACGGTCGAAGCCGGCGAGTTCCGTGGTCGCCCCCGGCGGCAGTGGCCGGCACCACTTGGCCCGGTCCTCGGGCGCCCAGGGGTGCCAATACGGGTGCTTGCGGGAGCACGCGTTGCGGTGCTTCACAGGCACGCACAGCCACCGCAACGCCACGTCCGCCAACGCCCGCACGCGCGCCACATACTCTATGGTCTCGGGCTGTATCGCTTCCTCATCCCAAAACACCACCTCGAGTGGCAGCCGGCCGCGCAAGCGCGCCTCATCCAACGTCACGTGCAGCGCCACCGTGCTGTCTTTGCCACCGCTGAATGACACCGCCACGCGATCGAACCGGTCGTACAGCGTGCGCACGCGCTCGCGGGCCAGCGTGAGCACGTCCGTCTGCACGCTCTGCTTCTTGTACGTCAACGACAAGCACTACCCCCCGTGATTGAAGACGTTGGCTCCGATGAACGTGCGATTGAGCATGGGGTGCGCCTGGTCCGTCGGGCCCCAGTCAGAATCGGGATGGTACGCGATCACGTCCATGGACTCGCGCGCGGTGTCGGTGCGGAAGCTGTGCATCTCTTGCGGGTGCAGCAAGAACACGCACCCGTGCGACAGCTCCTCCGTCCACGTGTCGCCCTCGCCCAACACCTTGGGGCCGAACGCGTGACCTTTGCCACGCGCCACGATGCCCAGGCGAATGGATGGGTGCGTGTGCTGCGATTGCACGATGCCTGGAGGAAAGTGCAGGTGGTTGAGCACTGGATCGCCGAGGCGCGGCGGGTAATACAGCATCGAGTCGCTGCACCCGTCGATGTAACTCAAACGCCCGCGCTCCTCGATCCGCCCCGCCGCGTACTGCCCGCGGTACCCGAAGCGCGTGATAAGCACCGCGAGATCCCCCGCGGCCACAGTGACCATCCCCACGCCGGCCAACGCGAACCACCCGCCCATCTTGAGATCCAGCGAGCCGTGCTCGCTCTGGACCTTGAGACTGCCGTGGAGCGCGTACCCGAAGGTGTGCTGCGTGGCACCGCCGAACTCTTTCTGCCCGCCCACCACGTCAAGCTTGGATGGGTACATTCCCGCGGTCGCGTCTATGCCCTCACCCGGTGACGGGTTGCGAAGTATTCTCACTGGTTGGCGCCTCTGCGACGGCATTCTGGCACATCACCATAAACGCTTCAACGTTCGTTCGCGCCCCGGCGCGCTTGAGTGTTTGCAGCGCCTGGTACGCCCGCAAGTTCTGCTCCGGCGTGAGCGTGAATGACAGCGTCACGTGCTCGCCGCCAACGCGCGGCGCGGCACCGGTTTCACCCAATCCGCCAGCCTCGGCGATCACACCATCCAAGAACTCCGTGGTGCCCACGCGCTCCTGCAACGCGGCCATCTCAGTGTCGCTCCACCCCAGCAAATCCGCCCTGTCCAACTCACGCATGGATTCGACCAACGCCGCTTCATCCCACCCACCTATCTCACCCAAGCGGTTGTCGACCAGCAGGTACGCCTCGGCCTCCTTGTCGTCCTTGAACGCCGCGCCGCGCAACACCGGCACCAGCCACTCGCCGTCGGGCCCCACGCGCACGCGCCCCGGGGGCGGCTTGCCCGCGGCCTTCAAGCCCTCGTACGCTTCCTTGCGTCCATGGCCCGCCACGAGGCGCCCGGTGCGTTCATCGAGCACCAGCGGCGTCACGTGCCCGAACCGGTTGAGCGACGCCTGCGCGGTCTCCAGATCGTGCTTCTTGGGGTTGCGCGGTGCGGTCTGCAGCGCGCCCAGCGCCATGTACTCGATGCGTAGCTCTTGCTCGGGTTCGGCTGGCGCGACGGCCGCCTTGCTCTTCTTGGCCATGATCCCCTTACTTGTACACCCGCGCGTTGCCATGCTCCACCACCCGCTTGACGTGCGCGATCTGCGCCTCGCGGATGCCCCACTCGAGGTACGCCGTCACGCCCGGCTCTTCGTGTCGCCCGAGAACGGGCGCCCCACCCGGTGGGCAACGCTCGGCATCCGAACGCGCCACGGCGGCCACCGCCAACAGCCCCTGCACGAACTCGTCGGTGAGGCTCGGCAACTTGACCAGCAAGCGCGTGATGGTGCTGCTAGCCAGCAAGTTCAGCTGCCCGCCGTTCACCAATGCCGCCACGCGCTCGTCCTGCACGTGCAGGGCAAGCGTGTGGCCCATGTGCCACGTGCTCGTCTTGTCCGCGGTGTAGCACGCGCTGTGCGCGATGCCTGGCACTCGAACAAACTGGTGATACGCGTGCACGACAGGCCACTTGAGCAGGCATCCCTTGCAATCGCCGCGATTCACGGCGGCGGCCCGGGGTGCGGGTACGCGGCCGTGAGGTAATCGAGCGGCTTGCCGATGCCGTCGCGATGGAACGCCAGGTCATTGGGCGTGCCGTGCACGTAGTGCGTGAACGGCCCGCGGCGCAGGTACGCGATCTCCCACGGCTGGAACCGCTTGTACGGCGGCTCGAGCAAGCCGTCATCCACCATTTGGTTGAACACGTCGAGCTGCGTGAACTTGCCGTGCTTCCAACACAGTTGCACAGCGAGCCACAGCGCGTACTTCGCCCGCCACTCGTCCGCGTCCGACATGTCTTCCGTAGTCTCCACCTTCTCGAGCTCCTCTACCAGCCGCTCAATCGCATCCAGCGCCACCTCTTGGAAGTCCGCCACGCCGCGCAGCACCGGCTCGAACGGCGTCTCACCCGTGACGCGCATGATGCGACAATCGAGCTGGTCCAGCCTGTACGTGTTCATGCGCCGTCCTTGCGATCGCGCGAGCGCGCCTTGGTAAATCCGTTCGGGTAGCGTGCCCTGAGCTTGGCCATGTTCGCCTGCGCCACCTGCTCTAGTGTCACCCCGATGCGCTCGGCCACGCGGTCGAGATACCACAGCGTGTCACCCAACTCTTCCACGATCTTGGCGCGCATGGCGTCGTCCATCACATGCCCGTGGTACACAACCTTCTTGACCTTGCCGTACACCTCGCCCGCTTCCTCGCACAAACACCCAGCGTGATACTCAAGCGGGAAGTGTCCCTCGGGGTTCGAGTCGGTGCGCTCCACGTGCTGGCGGTACACGGCGAACGTTCGAATGACCGCGGGTTCGGACGCGGTTGCCCTGTATGCGTCGTATGCGGCATCACCGGTGATTGCCAAATCGCCACACGCATTGCATCGCAACCCGGACAGCGATTCCCACATGCCGCTCTGCGGATGCTTCGGGCAATGGAACTTAGGCTCGCTCACGCCGTCACCGTGGGCGGCGTGGGGAACGGGTAGTCTTCCGCTTGCGCACCGTGAAACACCCCGAGGGTTCCATCCACCTTGGGATCGAACGGGCCCCGCCGCCGCACGTCGAGCAGCCACACGTGCCCCGGCTCCTCCAGCCCGTCCAGCGCCCCGTCGTCGCGCATCTCGGCGTGGATCGCCGCCACCGTCGTCCCGCCCCGCTTGGCCGCCTGGCGCACGCCCACGGCGATGCCGTACTTGACCAGGAACTCGCGCTGCTCGGGATTCATCACGACACCCTGCCTGCTTCCACGCGCAGGTGCTTCACCGGCTGCAGAAGCTCCGCAGCCTCCACTCGGTGCGAGATTACCACCACCGGGCGATCCGCCGCGATCTGCCGAATCGCCTCGCACACCGCCGCCACGCCGTCCGCGTCGAGCGCGTCAAACACCTCGTCCATCCACAACGTACCAGGTTGCGCGCCCGCGGCCGCGGTGGCCACCTCCGCCAACGCCAACAAGATGGCCACGTCCAGGCGCCGGCGTTCGCCGCCAGAGCAGCCGTGATACGACTCGCCGCCACCGCACCCGTGCACCTCGATCGAGATGGCGTCGCGCACCGCACCACTGGCCTGCTCCGTGTACGACTTGAGCTCGAGGCGCATGCCGGACCCGGCGATCTGCCACAGCCACCGCGCCGCCGCCTGCTCGATTCCAGCCAACGCGTCCGTCAGGATCTTGGCGCGCACCCCCGTGAGCGAGAGCACGCGCTCGCACGCCTCGAGCTCAGCCACCGCGTGCGCGGCATCGAGCACAGCATCCGCCAATTCCTCGAGCCGCTCGTCCACCGCGCGCGCGTCCACGTCCGCCACCGCCAGCACACTAGAGCAGCGGCTATGCTGCGCCGCGTACGTCTCAGCGTCGCGCATATGCAACAGCCACTCGGACCGGCGCGCGGACAGCTCCTCGCGCTCCCCGGACAACTCCACCAGTTCGTGCGCAACCTGCGCCGACTCGTAGTCGGTGGACGTCTCCGCTTCCAGTGCCTTGGCCGACGCGGCGTTGGCCGCCGCGTGCGCAGCCGCGATACGCTCCTGCGGAAACGGCTGCGCGCACACCGGGCAGTCGCCGCGCAACAGCTTAGCCAAGTCCGCCGCCGCCGCCCGCGACGCACTCTGCGCGCGCTCGACCAGCGCGGACATCTTGCGATCCTTGTCGCGCAACGCGGCCACCACCCGGTCGAGCTTGGCCACACTCTCGTCCAGCTTACTCAACTGCCGCATGCACAACTCGACGCCGTGCTCCGGCTGCTTGAGCCCGACGAGTTCCGCCTGCGCACGCACGCGGCGCGCCACCATCTCTTCCGCCCGCACGCGCTGCATGTCGCGCTCGCGCTTGGCGTCTTCGTGCGCGCGCGCGGCCACCTTGAGATCGACCCGGCAGTTGGCCAGCGCGACGTCAAACCGCTCAAGTCCGAACACCCGCTCTAGCAGCCGCTTGCGGTCGGCGTCCGTCGCCCCGGTGAAGTGCGCGGCGTCCGCGCTGGACAGCACGTGCGTGCGCCGCCACGTGTCGTGGTCGCCCGCCACCGCCTCGATGGCCGCCTGCATCTTGGTGGGCGTGTCGTGCGTCAACGGGTCCCACGCGTAACCGTTCGGGCTGGGATCGACCCTGCGCACCATCACGGATAGCGCCGGCTTGTCCTTCTCCGTGCGCTCGCGCGTGACGCACACACCTTCCGACCACGCGCTCACCTCGCCAGCCTCACCGCGTCGCCACGGCTTGCGCCCGCGCAAACTCTTGCCCCACACCGCCACCGACACGGCTTCGACGAGCGACGACTTGCCGGCGCCGTTGAATCCGGTGACGAGCACCACGCCACGGTCTGGCAACGACACGTCGAACGGTTGTGCGTACGACATGAAACCCCGCCCCGTGATGCGCCGCACGATCATCGCGACGACTCCGCGGCCGGGCGCAAACGTTGCGCGAGCTTGTACAGGATCAGGTACCCCATGAGATCCCACACCGGGTCCTCCCCCGCGTCCCTGCCGCGCGCGATGCGCGAGAGCTTGTCGTCGATGCGCACCTTGATCTGCTCTAGCGGGTCGGCGCGCGAGAACACGCGCATGGGGTCGAGCGCGGAATTCCCGTAGGCTTTGTTCTTCTCGCACAGCATGGTGGCGAGCTCCTCGCACAAGCCGCGGATCTCTTTCTCGAGTGGTGCCTTGTCATCCGTCGTCATGCTCGCTCCGTTGAACTGCGCCTGGCCGCCCGCGGTTGCCCGTCGCACCTTGTTGTGTGAACCCGCGGACGGCCAGACGCACAGACTATATTGCGCGCCGCCCGTCCAAGTACCCGAGTACGCGCTCGAGCACCCGCTCGCGCGCCACCCGCGGCGGCACGTCCATAGCCCCCACGTGCGCACGCACGACGTCGCGCCACGCGTCCACGCCGGTGCGCACCGCGGCACCCACCGCCGCCGCCGTGTCCGTGGGCAATGGTTCGGCACACGCACCCGCGAACCCCAAGCGCTCCGCGTCCTCGCGCACCTGCTTGTCGGCCGCGCCAAGCTGCGACGCCGGCACCAGCCACCGCACGTGCAAGTACTCCGGGTCCACGTGCGTGGCCGCGTCAAGGTATTGCTCGCGCGCCAAGTCACCCTTCACCGTGAGAAAGCGTGGCCCTGGTATCTCCTCGCGGCGCCAGCAATTGCTCTCTGTGTCATACAACACCAGCCCGCCGTAACCCTCCAATCCCGGGTTGTCGTACCCCGTAGGGCACAACGCCCCGCACTGCACCACGCGGTGGTACTGCCCCTGCCACGTCTTGAAGACGTGCCAATTGCCACACGCTGCGAACGTAATACCGTGCTCATCCATCATTCGCATGAGTGCGCCCACCGGAATCGAGTCCGGCGCACCGCGCAGGAATTCCGCGGTGGATTCGTCGGACACCCCGGCGTGGAACGCCAGCACGGTGTGCTTCGCGGATGCCAAGCCCATGTCTGCGATCGCCGCGGGTATGGCTTTACTCGAGTCGCCACGCAGGTACGGCACGAGCAGCAACCGCGCGCCGCCCAGCGACGCCCCGGTGAAGCACACCGGGCGCTCCACCACGATGATCTTGTCATCGTCGCTGCGCAGCGGACCGAGCGCGTGATCACCCATGGCGTCGCTCGCCATGTCGTGGTTTCCGCGCAGCACGTACACCGTGTTTCGAAACATTCGCAGCTCCGCCGTGGCAGCCGTGATCACCTGCGGCTCGGGGCGCACCGTGTCGAACAAGTCACCGCACACCACGAACGCGGTAGCACCGGCTTCGTTCGTCGCGCTCACGGCCCGGTGCAGCGTGCCCAACACGAGCCTGCACCGGGTGTTGATCCCCGACTCGAGCGGACCTGAGTGACGCTTGTGGTTGGCCACGTGCACATCCGCGCAAAATGCGATGATCGCCACGCTACTTTCCCTCTTTGGGATACAGCGCCATCTTCGTGTCCGAATTGAAATCGAACGGCATCGCATCGAATCGCAGGTTGATCGTCCCGTCCTGCTTGCCACTGGGGAACGCGCGCCCGATCACCACCCAGTGCTCGTCCGTGTCGCCGTTCTTGTCAGTCTCCACCTTCAAATATGAGATATCGTAGTACTTGGTTGCCATCATTCTTGCTCGTCGCCTTTCTTCGCTGCGCCCACCACCGCGGCTGCGCCCGGCCACCCGAGTTTGTGCAACGCCTCGGCATGCGCCCTGTGCCCCTTGATCGCCTTGCCCTTGGCGTTACGCCCGGCCAGCACACCCAGCGTCTTGGCGTGCTCCACGGTGCTGTACTCGTTGTCCCACCCGGTAGCGTAATTGAGCCGCACGCGCGCCTTGCGGTACGGCTCGCTGAACCGCGTCTTGGCGCACATCACAGTAATCACCTTGCCGGTGTGCCGCATGGTCTTCGAGTCTTTGACCGCCTTGCCGCCGAGTATCTGCAGTCGGTGGCTGGCGTAGAACTTGGTCGCGTTACCGCCGGCCGTCGTCGTGTTGTCGCCGAACATCACGCCGATGTTCGCCCGCACCTGGTTGAGCAACAGCAGGTGCGCGAGCTTGGGCCCGAGCAACGCCAGGATCTTGGGGAACTCCTCGGACATGATCAACGGCACGTCCCCCACGCCGCGCTTGCCGGCCACGCGCTCCATGCCGGCCGCCGTCTTACTCGACGCTAGCGAGTCGTACGCGATGAGCATGGGGCCCCTGCGCGGGTCGTGGCTGCCCACCACCGTCTTGATCTGCTCGAGCGCCATCTCGAGGTTGCGCGGTTGCAAGAGCAGCAGGTTGCCGAGGTCCACGCCGAACAGCTCGGCGCGCGCCTCGTCGAACTCGAACTCCGCATCCGTCATCACAGCCGTACCGCCGTCGCGTTGGCACGCCGCGAGCGCCGCGTACGCGAGCGACGTCTTGCCGCATCCGTAACTGCCGTACAGCTCACTCACGCGCCCGCACGGCAGCCCGCCGATTGGCTTGCCGCGCACGTCGCCCAGCACGTAGTAGTCGAGCACCTCGATCCCGGTGGGGATCACGTGCGTCACCTTGCTGTTGTGCGCCGCACCGGCGCCCATGCGCACCGCCGTGTGCTCGCCAAACTTCTTGCGCAACACCGCAAGCGTGCGATCAAGTACGTCCTTGCCCATCACTCAACCCTTTCGGGGGCCGTCTCTCCGGCCTGCCACGGCGCTTGGCTATTCGCGTTGCCGTTCGCCCCATTACCCCAGCCAATCAGGACCCGGGCACATTCCACACATTCGCCTGGGAATCACAACGGCCCGTGCACGCGTGCACGGGTTTTCGGTGCGGGTGATGAATTCCTAGTCTTCGTCGTCGGCCACTTTGCCGTCGTACACGCGGTCCGCCGCAGTGCGCCCACTGCCGCCGCCGCGCCGTTCACCCGCGGCACCTCGGCGCTGCTCGCGCGCCGGGCGCTCACCGGCCAGCATGGACTCGATCTCCGCCGCGGTGGGCGAGTCGGCGTAGCGGTCCAGGTCGGGCATCGCCTTGAGCAACTCGGCCAGCTGCGCGTTGTCCGCGCACACCGGGCTCGGCCCCTTGGGGTCGGTGCCCACGTTGTACTTGGTTTCCAAGTCCTTGCCCGTCTTGGTGATGATCAAGTCGATGCCGCGGATCGGGTCTACGAAGTTGATGTCATCGCGCAGGGCTTGCAACGCCTTGTGGATGGTGGTCTTGAACGGCCAAGGCTTGACGCCCAACTCGGGCGCGGCGCGCTGCAACACGTTCGCCACCACCTCGCGTTGCGGTGCTAGGTCCTTCGCGATCTCGCGCTCGATCTGGTTGGCCGATTGCTCCTTGCGGCGCTGCATCGTGCACGCCGGGCACGGCTGCTTGCCGTTGCTGTTCAAGCTCGGGCAATTGAAGATCACCTTGCGCTCGAGCCCCGGCACTGAAATGAAGTGCTTCCACACCGTGCGCCACGGCCTGGGCGCGTGCGACGCGCTCGCGCGCGCCGGCAGCATGCGCAAAACCGTCTTGCCCGGCTCGAGCTTCACCACCGCGCTCGACTTGGCGTTGCGCTTGGCCTCGTCGATGTCCTCGTCGAGCGCCTTGAGATCGAAGTCCGCGTAGAGTGCCAGCGTTGAATCCGTTTCGTTTGCCATCGTCTTTTTCCTTTTGCTTTCTGCTACTTGTCGTCGTTCCAATTGTTGTCTGTGCCGTGCCCGACGTCGCGTTGCGCGCTTCGGATGGTGGGGTTGCCGTCCATCTCTTTTCGCACGTGCGCCCCGAGACTGATCAGCATTTCCTTCTTTGCCTCGATGGCGCGCACCACGCCCTGCACCCTTACCTTCTGCACCTCCGCGTCGATCATTGCAAGACGCGCGTTCACGTATCGCGGGTCGGTCGATATGCACGCTTTGAGCGTGTTTTCCGTTGACTTGCTTCCCTCGGCCACAAGGCGCTCGCGCCACTCAATGTGTAGACGCGCCTCGGTGGTGTCGAGTGCCATGTCCGCCTCGAGATACGTGTCTAGCGCGTCGGCGTAGCGCGAGTTCCACGCGGCGAGGTCAGACGACAGCCGCACATACTCCGGCTGCAACTGCAACGGGTCCACCCCGGTGCTCTCGCGCAGAAACCGCTGCTCGGCATCCTCCGGCGGTCGGCGCCATCCCATGGCGTCCGCGGTCAAGTCCGCGCCCGGTACCGCGGACTTACTCACCACGCCCACCGTAGGTGTGTGAACGCAATTCCAACACCGCACGCGAGCGCGTGCGTGACGATCAGCACGAACAAGACAAGCACCGGGCTGCTGAACGGTGACACTGGCCTTGAACCATCCATGCCACTAGATTGCGCGCTCACAGCTTGTACTCCTCCATCGCTCCCCACGTCTCGCCGATTTTGAAGTCTACAACGATAGGAACGTTGTAGTTGTGCCACCCCGCCATCGTCTCGTACATGGTCTCGGCTGCTTGCGGCACCTGGTCCTTGCGCACCTCGGCGCAAATGCTGTCGTGCACCGTGAGCACGATCTCCGCGTCGGTGCGCTCAGCGTCAAAGCGCTCCTGGATGACTGGCAAGCTGCGCGTGCAAAAGTGCGCGGCAGACCCTTGGATGGGTGTATTGACCGCGGCGTTGGTGGCGTTACGCACCAAGCCCTCGGCGTTCTCACCTTGCGCCGCGATGTTGGGCAATGGGCGCCAATTGGCTTGCTCGCCGTCGATGTACACGGGTGCGCCGCCGTGCTTTTGCGCCAGCGACACCCACCGATCGAACGTGCGCTTGAGCACGCGGAACTCGCCAAACACGGCCTTGACTAACACGTCGGCGTCGGCAACCGGAATGCCCAGCTTGCGCGCGATCGTGTACTCAGGCGCGCCAACCTCGTAAGCGATTGTGAAGTTCACGGTTTTCGCGTCGCGTCGGTAGTGCTTGCGCTGGTCTTTGGTGAGCGCCTCCCAGTCCGTCACGCCCCACACCTTGGGCGCGAAAAGCTTGGCCGTGGACTCGTGAAAGTCGTGGCCGCTCTTGAATAGAGCGATCATCACCGGGTCCTGCGAGAGCATGGCCGCCACGCGCAACTCGAGCTGCGAAAAGTCCGCCTCGAGCAGCACGTACCCCGGCCGCGCGCAAAAGCAGTTGCGCGCCATCTTGCCGTAAAGCTCATCCTTCTCGGGCGACGGCTGGTTCTGCAGGTTCGGCGATTGGCTGGAGATGCGGCCACTTCCGGCCCCATCTGGCAAGTACGTGGTGTGGATGCGGCCGTCCGCCCGGATCGCCGCGCGCAGCCCCTCGGCGTACGTGCCTTGCAACTTGCGCAGGTGCCGGTAGGCGATGATGTCTTTGACTATAGGGTGCGACTTCTTGTCGGCCGCGAGCTCGTCGAGCACGGAGCGATCCGTGCTGAACTCCCCACTGCTCGTCTCTTTGTTGGGCTTGAGCCCGAGGCGCTTGAACAATAGATCGCGCAACTGCGGCGGGCTGTCGTAGTTGATGTCGCCGTACGGTTTGAGCCGCGCGTCCACCTCCGCCACAGCACCGCGCAAGTGCAACGCGAACGCGTCGATGGCCACGCGGTTGGCCAGAATGCCGGTGCGCTCGATGCGCGCGAGCGCGCGCATGGCAGGGTGCATCACCTTGGTCCACGCCCGCGCCAAGTCCGGCCGGTTGGTGAGCGTGGGCAGCAACTCGTCCACCAACAAGTCAGTCGCCAGCGTGTCACGCGCGTTGTACCGGGCGCGCACCGACGGATTCATGTACCGGTAGGCATACTGGATTGTTTCGGCCGCACCCGAATGAATGAGCTCTAGCACGCGCGCGGGCACGTCCTCGCGCTTGACGCCCTTGGGCTCGTACGGTTTACGCGACTTGCCCGACGCGAGCGGCGCGCGGTACGGCTCGTTGGCGAGCTTGGTCAGGTCCGCTTCGATTACCGAACGTGTGTCCTCGGCCTCCTGCTTGTGACCGCCCATGCCCACGAGCTCGGCCATCGTCTCGAGCTTGCCGTCCGCGTCGCCGCCGTCGCGCAGCTTGCGCAAGAGGCGCGTGTCCAAGTGCATGTGCGCCGTCACGTCCACGTGCACGCGCGGGTCGCACCACACGGCCAGCGCGTCGTACTTGAGGTTGTGCCCCGCGAGCAACTTCGCCCGTAGCAAGTCCACCAACGCCGCGCGCGTCACCGGGTCTTCGATCGCCGCCCAATCCCACGTGTACCCGCAAGCGGCGCCGTGCCCTCGCAGCGTGATGCAGTCGATCCGGAAATCGCCGTCAAACATCACGCCCGACGTCTCGGTGTCCAGCGTGATGAACTCGTGCGGCACCAGCGCCATCATGGCGGTGTTGGCGCTCGCCGCGTCGCACACCTGCACCAGCACCTGGTCGCGCTGCGGCGCCTTGGGTACCGGGCACGTGAGCGCCCATTGCAAATCCCCCTCGAACTGCCGCGCGTGGAACCGGTTACGCAACGCGGCCGCGGGGTTCATCGTGAAGAACACCGGCACCCAGTCGCCGTCAGGCTTGGCGTCGTCGATCCACCACCCGAACCCGCGGCGCACCGACATGACGGGCGGGCTGCGCCCGAGCACGGACAGCGCCGCCTTAGCCCCCATGACCACGATGCGCGACGGCTTGGCAGCGCGAATGGCCGCCGCGGTGTACGGACGGCACGCCTCCACGTGCTTGGGCTTCACCTCCGCCGCCCCGGGGGCGCAGCGCACGGCGTTGCCCATGACCACCGGTCCGCGCCAATGCTTGGCCATGAGCCCGCGCAGGTACCGCCCGCTGTCGCCCGAGAACGGGCGCCCTACCCGGTCCTCCACCTTGCCGGGCGTCTCGCCAATCAGGTACACGCCGCCGTGCACCGCAGTCGACCCAGCTTCGGTGTTCTCGGCCGCGTCGCGCATGCACTTGGTCTGCGCACCTAACGCGTGCAGCTCACACCGCTGGCAGTCGCCGTTGAATGGCAGCGGGTCTTCCCACCCGGCCTCCGCTTGCGGCGCCACGGGGTAGAGGGGCAGCGCTGCGCTCACCGGTACCCCGCCGCGACCATGCCCAACACCAGCAGTGAGATCCACCCCAGCGTTCCGTAAAATGCCACGTTCTCACCCCACAAATTGTAGAGCCCCTGCTCCACGAACCCGGTGGTCACCAAGAACGCAGCCACGGCCAGCAACACGCGCACCACGGCGGCGCTACTTCATCAGCAAGATGTTGCACGTGCGGTCGATGCGGTCGACCAGGTCCTCCGCCGGCAGCCGCGCGAGCGCGGGCACGGCGGCCTGGTGCTTCACGCACCAGTCGACGATGGTCTGGCGATCCCACCCCAGCGTGTCCTTTAGGTACTGCGCCACTTCGCGATGGCGCGGCGCCTCCATCACTTCCTTGGGTATGGTGCCGTTGGTGGGCGCCGCGGGCTTCGCGACAGCAGGCTCGGGCTGCACCTGCGTTTGCGTGGCCACCACGCGCGGTGGGTCTCCCATCACAATCTCCCCGGCGTTGGCCACCTTCACCTGCACTGGCGCGCCGTTGCCGTCGATCAGCGGCGATGGCGAGCCGAGCGGCGCCACGGTGAGCGGCGTGACTAAATGCGGGTTGGTGACGGCGACTGGCGATGCCGCCACCGGTTCAGGTGCCGCCGCGGCGCGAGGTGCGCGCGTGCGCTTCGGTCGCTCGGCCGCGGGTTGCTCGGCGATCACGACTGCCGGCGTGCTCGGCTCGGTCGCGACAGGCACGGGGTGCTGCTCGGCTCGGGTTGCCTCGAGCTGTGCCTTGAACTCCGCAGCCACGCGGTCGCCACCCATCACCGGCATTTGCGCTTGGATCGTGAACCTGTGCTCGTGTTTGCCATCCGTGGCCACGTGCACCAGCAACGCGGCGAGCTCGTCGTCTGTAGCCTCCACCGCGAAGAACCCCGTCGTCACCCCGTCAACCATTTTTGCGTCATAGCTTCTGAGTTTCATGTGCTTTCCCTTTTGAGGCTCCGCAGAGCCAGCGTAATTACCGCGGTGCAGTACCGGGCGTCCACCACTCCCAACTTGCACCGCACGTCGTAGCCGTTCGCCAACAGGCGCGACACCATGCCGGAGTGCGTGCGCGGAATGTATCCGATCATGTCCATGCCCTTGTCCACCACCTTCACCGCGCACGGATCGAACTTGTTCGTCGGCTCTGGCACCAACGCCAGCACGCGCCCGATGGGAGCCCCCGCCAGCGCCGCACGCACACCTTCCGTCGTGTGATGTTGCATACCCGCCAACCCAACGTCCATCAGTTTGAAGAACTCGTCACTCATACTTTCCTCACCAGGTCGATCGCCTCAGCCACGAGTAGATTGTGCAGACTCTCGACGAGCAGCTCGCGATTCGTAATTCGCACCACGCCGCACCCGTATCGCTCAACCGTGAGCGCGTCTTGACGCACCCACAACCCGTCAAGTTTGTGCAGCTGCCACACTTGCAATCCCCCAAGGTGACGCAAAGCGTCAGTCACCAACATGTTACCGCGCCACAACGTCACGCCCTCCGGCAAGTCTGACTCTGGCGGATCGGGCGCGTGCAGCACGAACGGCGGCACATACGGTTTCACAATGGCTCCGCGATGCACTCGCGCGCGCGTTGCCGCACCCACGCCGGGTCAAGCTGGTCGGGGTCTATGCGTGGTGGCAACCGCACCCACCCCACGGCGCCCAGGTTCGCGTTCAACCACCGCAGCTCCATCGCCTTGGCGCGAGACGCCAGCCACGCGTCGCCGTCCCACACGAGCGCCACGGGGCGCGTGGTCTTCTGCAGCGCGTCTTGCTGCCCCAACGTGAGCTTGCCGAGCATGGCCACCGCGTCTGGCCAGAAGGGCACCGCGTCGAGCACGCCCTCCACCACGATCAGCGGTTCGTCAGTCGGCACCCACGCTGCCTCGTGGTTCCAGAACCGTCCGCGCGACATGCCTTGCGGGTACAAGTACTTCTTCTCGGCGCGCCCGGTCCAGTCGCGCGCCACCCACCCGAGCCAGTCCTCGCCTTGCATATTAGGGATGACGATACGTCCGGAGTAGTACCCGTCGAGCACAGCCCCCACGCCCAGCCGCTTGCACACCTCGCGCGGCATGTGGCGCTTGGCGCAGTACGCGCGGGCGGGTGCCAGCGATTCAGCAGAGAGTGCAGGCTCACACCACAGCGGAATGAACCCGTCCGGCGGTCCGATGAACTTGTCCCCGCCAATGTCGTCAGCGACGTACGCCCCGTCCTCGTCTTGCGCAAGGTTCTTGAGCTTGCCGCCCACCGCGCAACGATGGCAAAAATACAGCCCCGTGGCCGGCGACAGCCCCAACGAGTAGTCAGAGCGCCCCGTCTTGCTCGACGTGCAGAACGGGCAAAGCGCGCGCACCTTGCCGCCCTCGCGCTTGCCGGACGACTTGAGCGCGTGTTCCACCGCCTCGTGCTGCTCGCGTAGCTCCGACAGGTTCACGTGAGTTCCCCGTCGGGGCGCGCCACGATGCGGCCGCACGCGAAGTCGTGCGGTAACGGCGTCAGCCCGAAACCGCACGGGCCGTGGTTGTTCGCGCCGACGTACAGTTCAATCTCGTTTTCAGACGGGCGCACCGCGCTCACCATGAGATCGATCGCGCGCACCTTGTTCATGCTGTCGGCCACGTCCTCCGCTTCGATCCTCGTCTTGCGCGCCTTGGCCTCGCGGCGCTTGGGCTGCGACGCCGACCAGCCCCACATGCCGCGCCCCTCGACGTAGATGCGCATGTCCTCCGTAGCCTGCCCTTGCATCAGGTACTCGGTGTCGTGCTTGCGGTTCGAGCTGCCTAACTTGTCGATGTAATCCACGACGAGCAGGTCCGTCTTGCGCCCTTCCTTCTGCTCCACGTCGCGCACCCACGCCGCCACGTCGCCGAAGTTGGTCACCTTGGGCGTGAAGAACCGCACGGACACGCTGCCGATGCGCTTGTTGATCTCCGGCAACTTGATGTGCAACTCGGCCTGCGCCGACGGGTCGCGCACGCGATCGATCGGCCACCCCAGAAAGTTGGCGATGAGCCTGGAATTCTGCTCGTATTCCGGAAGTTCCAACGTGGCGAGCGCCACGGTCAACCCCAACTCGAGTCCGGTGCGCACCTGGTTGATCAGGTACATCGACTTGCCCGTGCTCTTACCCGCGACGAACAGCCCCATCTTCCCGCGCGCGAGACCGCCGTTCAGGCCGATGTCCAGCTCGTGGATGCCCGTGCTGAGTCGGTCGGACGTGGCGTGCGCCATGATCTCGTCCAGCGCCTCGAGCCCGAACTTGGACCCGAGCGACTTGTCCACCTTGCCGAGCGCCTCGGTGGCTTGGATGCGCTCGCGGATCTCCTCAAATCCCTCGTTCTTCTGATACGCCTGGATTGCCGCGAGCGCCGTCTCGCCATGCCGAATGCGCTGTAGCAGCGGCACGAGTTCGACGAGCACCTCGTCGTCGGGCATCACGTGCACCTTGTCCGCGTAGTCGTCGATCAAGTCGGCGAACTGCCCGATTTCCTCGTACGTCGTAGTCCCCTCGTGCATCCAGCGGTGGAGCCGTTGCGCCACCATGATGTACGAGCTAGGGCCGCGACCGAGATCCTTGGCGTACGCTTGCACCGCGCGCACCGTGAGCACGGCCACGGGATCGCTCAGGCGCGCCACCTCGATGGCGTGACCCACCACGCCGTACAGCGCCGGGCGGCACACCAGCATGGCCGCCACCACGCGTTGGAACTCGACGGACAGCGGGTACGGCTCGGGCGCTTTCGTGCTCACCCCCACAGGTACGCTCCCTTGGCCACGCGCCGCGCGATGATCTCCTGCAACTGCCTGGCCTCACTCTGCGCGCGCTGCACTAGCACCTCGTACTGGTCGCCGGGAAAGGCACGGTGCACCACCTCTTGCACGGCGCGCAAGTCCTGCGGCGCGCTACGCAACAGGTCATGCTTCATGCGTGACCACACGCGCAACAGGTTGCGATGCACGTCGCCGAGCACCAGCTGGCCGCCCTCGTACAGCGCCGCTTGCGCCAAGTACTTGCCGCGACGCTCCGCCACCTGCTCATGTCTGCACACCCAACTAAATTGCGCGGGCTTGCCGCGTACCTTCGTCATTGTGGCATCGTGATCGGTCCAATTGCGCCACTCGTCGAGCATGAACGCGCACCACGCCATGGGTGGCCATCCAACATCCGCCAATGCCATGGCGCACGCCACCACGGCATCGCGGTCCTTGCCGCGTGGCGTGGGTGCGCGGCGGTGCAGACCGTACCGGTGCGCTACGGCGGCAGCGTGCGCGTGCGCCAGCGTGCGCACCTGGCTGTCGGCGTCCGCGTCCGGCGTGAACTTGGGCGGTGGCGGCACCCGCGCCACGGCCACCACGCCGTCGCCGGGGTACGCCGGGATCACCCCGGCGTGCGCGCGCACAAGATCGGTCCACGTGCCTGGCGCAGCGTGGAACTCCCCGTGCAGGTGTTGGTCTTCGTCCGGTGGCAAGCGCCCGCCCTAGTGCGAGGGAGTGCGCCTCGCACTAAGCAGATTGCGCGGCTCGCCCAGCTGCGTACTGGACAAAATTACGCAGCTGGCCGTTTTCACGTGCCAGCCGGCGCACCTCGCCCAGCATTCGGATCAGCCCACGCGTGGCAAAGTCTCCCAGTTCCGGCGTGTCATTGCCGATCATGTCGGCAAGGCGGCGTTCAATCTGGGAAAGCTCGTGCTCGGTTATCGCGGACGCTTCATCATGGCTTCGCATAGTCCCCTCCGTAGGTTGTGCGGGGGCTGGGCTACACCGTTATTCTACCCATTATGCGCGCCGACGCAAGGCGTTACATGACGGATGGCAGGCTAACTGCGTTCAATTACCTCGTAACCTTCCCCCAAGTACGCACGTCGGCGTGACCGGGCGTGCGCGTGCAACCACTCGCACGGCTTGTGGTCGTACACGCCGCGCTTGTCCACCGTGCGCCGGCAACCGCACCCCACGTCCAGCAAGTCCACCACGGTGAACGCGTCCTTCACCACGTTGCCCGCCCGATCGAGCCTGCGCGAACCGCGGCCGGCTTGCTGCAACGCCGCGATGTGCGACTTGCCGCCGGCCGCGTTGATCACCGTGGCCAGCGTGGGAATGTTAATGCCGGCCTGGAACACCACGTTGGCCACGATCACGTCCGTGTCGCCGTGCTCGAGCCTGCGCACGGCCGCCTCGCGTTCGGGCGTGGCCTTTTCCCCCCACATGAACTCTGCGGGCGTGCCGGCGCGCGTGAGCGCTTCAGCTATCAATTTCCCGTGCTCCACGCGGGAGACGAACACCAGCGCCGGCTTTTTCGCCTTGCGCGCTTCAGCCATCACCACGCGGTTGCGCGACCCGAGCGCCACGAGCGCGTCGTACGCGTCGGCGTAACCCGACCAGTCCAGCCCATTCACTTCCGCGCGCGGCATCTGCACCTTGACCAGCTCCACGCGCGCCTTGGCGATCACGCCCAGGTCCACCAACGTCTTCTGCTCGATGCGGTAGATGCCCGGGCCGATGGCCGCCACCGCGAGCAAGCTCTTGCGATCGCCGCGGTCGAACGGCGTGGCGCTGTACCCGTAACGCCAGTACGCGTTAGGGCACGCCATGGCCACCTGCCAGTACGTGTCGGCAGGCAACCCGTGTACTTCATCCACGCTGAATGCCCCGAGTGACGCCAGCCACTTGATGCACCACTTGTCCTTGCGGCGCAGCGCGGCGTACACGGATTGGAACGTCGCCACCGTCACGCGCGCGGTGCGCCACACGCCTTCGCCGATGCGTCCGGCGACTTCCCCCGTGCGCGACTCGAACCGCGTGGCGATCTCTTCGAGCAATGATTTACTCGGCACGAAGATCCCCCACGTGCACGGCAACACGCACGCAAGTGCCGCCATCAATTCGGTTTTCCCAGAACCGGTTGGTGCGTGGAAAATTCCGCGGCCGCGCTCGAGCCCCACGTCCAACGCCGCGTCCTGAAAGTCGAACAGCCACCCCACGTCCGCGTGCAGGTCTGGCGCGCACGGGCGCACGCGGCGGTCGATCACTTCGACCTTGTAGCCGTCCTCCGTCGCACCCTCGAGCACGATGGGCAAGAGCCCCGTGGGGAACGACATGTTGAGCAGGTTGAGCATGCGCCTGCGGTTGCCGTGGTCGCCGCGACGGAAGCGCGCGTTCGGGTCGGGCATGCCGAGATAGTTGTCCAGGTAAGCGATCTCGCCGTCGGTGTACTGCGACAGCGTGACGTTAGTATTTTGAACTGTGGCCCACACGGCGCAGCAACTCCTTGGCCTCGTCTCCGGTTGGCACGTATTTGAACCGTGCATCTTCGCAAAATAGCAGCGCGTCGCGCTCCTCGAGCACCAGCACCTTGAGCACCAGCACGCGCTTGCCGCCCGAGTACCGCGCCACGATGCACGCCTTGCCACCCTTGGTGGACGCTATGCGCACGAACGCCAGGTACACGCCGTGTTTGTACCGCTTGTCCATCACGCACATGGGATCGCCGCTCTTCATGACCGCAACACCACGAGCACCGCCACAATTTGGTCCAGTGTGACGCCGTCTGATACCAAATAGCGCGAACACAGCTCCCACCCGCGCGCAGGGACGTAGCGCAGCATGCCGGTGTTCACCAAATTGAGCACAGCAAATACAGCAAACCTTTCGCTGGCGTAGCGCCAGGGTTCCGGCAACCGCCGACGCAACTCAGACCACGTCATTGGTCGCGTCGGCGTCTTCACGCCAGCCCGGCGGCCTGCGCCACGCTCGGACCCACGTGCTTCACCAGGCTCGACACGAGCACGTAGCGCCGCCGGTGACACACCACCTCGCCGTCGATCTTGCCGCGCGCCAGCCACGTGTAGACCATGTTCACGCGCACGTTCAGTCGCCGCGCCACCTCCACGGCGTGCAGGTACCCGCGCGAGTGCATGAGCGCCAACTCGGACGGCGGCACCCGCGTAGTGCGTACAACCTGCGTGGTTACCGCCTTGCCATTCTTCTTACTCATTGGAAATCTCCTCGCCCAACACGTTGAGAAGCCCTAGCGCCATGTCGCGCGTGGTGCCGCCGGCCTTGCGCAACTTGCGCTTCACCGTCACCAGCTGCTTGCGCGACCCGAACTTGAGCTCGAGCACGAACGGGCGGTCGGCCACCGCGGGTTCGTCCTCCACCGCGCCGCCGTGCCCGAGCAACGGCTGCTCGGGCTGCGCCATCAGGTCCGCCACCTCGGACTCGGTGAACCCGGTCATCACGGCGAGCTCGTCCATGTCCAGACCACCGGCCAGCATCTCGGTCATGGCGCCCGCCGCGAGCGTCAGGTCGACATCGCCGCGCAGGTGATTCATAGCCAGCCGGTACGCGCGAATCTGCACCGGCGTCATGCGACGCACCACGGCCTGCACGTGCCGCAACCCCAACTCGCCCAGCGCCTTCACGCGGTGGGCGCCATCCACCACATCGAATTCAGCATCCGCGCCCAGACCGATGGGCGATACGAGGATGGGCTGCAGAAAGCCCCCCTCTTGAATAAACGCTTTGAGCGACGCGAACCGCTCGGCACTCATCCTATTGGGGTTGTCCGCGTCCGGCACCAGGTGCAGCACGGCGAGCGACAGCGTGCACGTATTAGTGATGAGCGTGGCTTCCAAGTCTCGCTGGTTCATACGGCGATATTCTCTTTCCACAACTTGTGTAGTTCTGCGTCGTTGCGACACAACTTGCGCACGCGGCCTGCGAGTTTCTGCACGGCGCGCGAGTTCGTCCCGTGGTACGCGGCGATCGCGGCCGGCTGGTGCTCGCCGCTGAGCACGGCCAAAGCAAACGGCAACCCCTCGGCACCAACGAGCTCAAGCAGCCGCTCGCGCACCCGGTGCTCGAACGCCGCGCGGGCGTACGCGTCGCCGGCGTCCGCCCGGCCATCCGCCCGTATGTCGTCGTGCAATGCGCACCGGCGCACCCCGTTGGCCATCTCTGGGCGGTGCTTGAGCCCCGAGAGCGGTAAGGCCAGCTGCGCGGATTCGCGCTTGCACGCGCGGAGCGCGATCGTCCACACGTACGGGTAGAAATCGCACTTGCCCGAGTCGAAAGTGCGCACCGCCTTGAGCACCTCCACCCACGCGGCTTGTTCGAGGTCCTCGTGCACGCCGCGCCCGCGGTCGTACCGCTTGGCAGCGGCGCGGCACGCCTGCTCCATCTTGACCAATTGCTCGGGCGTGGGTGTCACGTTTCCAACTCCGTGAGCAGCAACTCACCCACCTTGGCCGCGACGTCGCTCGCTCGCGCGTGCAAGTCGTTCAGTCGCGCGCCGAGCAACCCAGAGTACGCCTCAATCTTCTTCTCGAGTATCTCGAGCCGATCCGCCCGGGTCTTGAGCGCGCGCTTGCCCACGGTGCGCTTGCCATCCGCGTCCACCTCGTGCAGCTGGTTAGAAGCTTGCTCGAGCACCGCGGTGCTCTCCCGTTGCAGTGCGTCGAGTACCGCCTCCACCGCGCCCGCACCGTCGAGCGCGGGTATCGCGAACACCCGGCACTCGGTCACCGCGTGCAACACGTCGCAGTAGCGCTGCCACGCCACCGACTCGCGCGCGGGCAGGTAGTAGATGCCGCCCGTGTCGCGCAACGACACGGCGTGGATACCCTGCACGAGATCGACGAGCCACCCGCCCACGTCTTGCGTAGATAACCGCGTGCGCACTTCCAAGTACAGCTCTTGGATGCGCTCCACGTCCGCGGGGTCGAACCCGCGCAGCTCAACGCGCGTCAACGTGTTGTCGGTTCCGCGCGCGACAACCAACTCGCGGTGCACGGTGTGACGGGGCAGACCCGACTCGTCGTGCGTCTCGTGCACCAGCGCAAAGCCCGATGCCTCACTCCCGCGTATCGGGCGCACCAGCGTGGTGTGGCGCCTGTCCTCATCCGCCAGCAACTGCGCCGTGCGGTGCAGCGCGGTGTGCATGCTGGGCAGCGCCGGCAAGTCGCCGACGTTCAATCCTGCCGCCACCCACGCGTCGCGCAACGGCGCGTACGCCACCGCGCCCCCCGCGAGCCGCCAGTACGTGATGGTGCCTGTCTCCGCGTTCTCGAGACCCTTGGGAAGCGCGATCACTTTTGCGTTCATTTGCTTTTGCCTTTCGCTTTTGCTTTGTGGTTTCGGTTACTTGTCCGTCGGCTTGAGGTGCGCGATCGGCAGCGGCCACGTGGCGCCCGCAAGCTCGAGACGCCCTTCGCATAGCGCAATCTTGCCCGCGACTTTGCTCACGGTGAACCGCGCCGTCGAGGGCTTGGGCAAGAGCACCCCGTACAGCTTGCAAAACCGGTCGCGGAACTGCACCACCGTGCCCGCCACGATGACGCCGCCGCGCACGCGCTTGAGCGTGAACTCCGCCGGGAGCGTGTCGAGCGCCACGGCGGCGGCCTCGCACGCCTCTTTGGCCCCCTCGAGCTCCTCCGCGGCACCTTTCGCGATCGCGTGCCCGCTGGCTTCAAGCCGCGCGGCGTGCGCGCCAATCTTCGCCGCAAGCCAACGCGCGGCGCGTGCGAGCCGCGCGCCTTCCGTCGGCGTTTCCTTGGCAGCGCGCCCCCGCTTGCGCTTGTTGCCGCCGCCGATGACGGGCTTGGGTGGCGTGGCGGTGATTGCAGGTGCTTCAAGTTTTCCCATGTGTGTTACCTCCGGTTGCTATATTGCGCTTGTGCGCTAAGTTGTCAATGCCCTCTATCACCGTTTTAATTGGTTTGCAACTACTGCAACAACACCCCCTAAAGAAACAGGCACCCACCCAGGTTCACGCAAAACCACCACGCGCGCGTCTGCGTCCGCGGTTTGCAGCTTGGCCAACGATTTCCAAC